AAAGTATATGTAAGACTCTGTCTAATATTTTTCCCTTATATGTAAGACTCTGTCTAATATTTTTCCCTTATATTTTAATTGATGAATATCAAGATACAAAAGAATTGCAGTATGTGATTTTAGGTGCAATTTTAAAAACCGGAAAAGATAATAAAGCTTTTATTGTTGGTGATCCGAATCAATCTATATATGGTAATTTAGGAGGTTTTCCAATGGATAAAGCTCAATTGGAAAATGTAACGGGATTATATTATGACGAATTATCATTAAGCTATAATTATAGATCATCATCTCTTCTTGTATCATATTTTGATTATTTTAAAACTTATGCAAACAAAATAGAGGCTGTTGGAAAAACGAGGACTACCAAAGCGTTATTAGTTATAATAAGACTGTTTCAGTTGAAGATTTAGAAAATGAAATAGTTCGTATAATTAAAACAAATATTGATGAATATCGTATTTCTCCGAATGAAATATGTATACTTGCACCCCAATGGATTCATTTATCAGGTTTAACTAGAAATTTAATGGCACGCTTACCTCAATATAGTTTTGATGGGCCCGGCATGGCACCATTTGCACGTGATATTGATAATTTTTGGTATAAATTATCACGTATTATATTAACAGACTCTACTCCGGGTTTATATATCAGAAGATTACGTTGGGCAAGTGAAATAGTAACAAACCTTTTATCAATTGGAGTAACAAATATTGATTTATCTGCCAAACAAATATTATATATTTGTAATAGCATATCAATAAACGAACAAGATGGTTTGGAGTATCTAAAAAAAATTTTTCGATGCATTTCTTGAAAGAGTCAATATTGACATTAATCAGAATAAATATTTAAAAATGCATTATGATGCTTTTTTTGATAGCTCTGAAAAACGTATTGATAGTTTAAAAAAGAAAGGTGCAGAGTTTATAATGCACATTGATGCATTTAGAAAAGTCTTTCAACAAAAAAAAGGAATTACTATCTCAACAAACCATGGGGTAAAAGGAGCAGAATTTGATACAGTAATAGCTTTTGGACTGTTAGATGGCTATGTTCCACATTTTAGTGAGTCAAATAAGGAAGAGAGTGCTAAACGAATATTGTATGTTATTGCTTCAAGAGCAAGGAAAAACTTATATTTAATATCTGAGCAAGGTCGAAATAAAACTCCAACTCCCATACTTAGTAAATATGGATATAAATATAAGTAAATATTTGTGGTAGTCTAAATAATATAATGGGGTTCACCTTAAAATCTTAAAATTAAATAAAAAAAATAGAGGGCTGTCACCCCTCTATGCGCTATTTACCTTTTAGTAGGTAAACTTCTACAATGTTCTCTCACGTATTCCAGTTTGCCAAATCGGAACCTCTAGTAAGAACGAACATGTACAGGCTTGCCACATGAGCACTGGACTGTTATCATTTTTTGAGACAGAGCCCAACCCTAACAGTTCAAAAAGTTGAGATGTCTTTTTATACTTTTATTCATATATTTAACCTTGTCATTTTTACATTGTATCTTGTTTGGCTTATACAATGGATGGCAAGGAAGACAAAGGTAATTATATATATTGAAATGGGAAAATGTATTGATGATTAATATTTTTAGTGTTTTTGATTATCTTTTTATTGAACGTTCATCATCAACATTATCATAGTTACCTTTCTGACCAACTTCCCACTCACGTTTCTCACTATGACTGCCACCACCTGCATCACGCAGCTTGGCTTTGCCAGAGAAGCGTGAAGTAGGTTTTGTTGGTTGTTGGGGTTTATATCGTTCAATTTGCTTCATCCGCTGTTCCTTTAACCGTTGAAGATTAAAGTTCTCTTCAGTAAGGTTTATAATGATATGCTGCTTGAAGTTGATGGCATAAGTTGCATCCTCATCATGACAGATAGTAAAACCTTCTTCATGCAGTTGCCTTCTGATAGAGGTTACTGTTTCATCATTGAATATCTCACGCAAACGGTTTACAGCATCAGTATGATATTGTGTTCTTTCCGGAGATATATCTACTAAATCTGTCCGGGAAACCTTAAATATCTTACAAAGCAAATCCCGTTCAGCCTCAGTAGCCGGACTGAACATTTCTACCATAGCTATACGGTTATTACGGTCAATTGCTTCTGCCATAAAAGGTTTCAACGGACGGCTTTGGTCATCAAAATAGATGATACCTTTCTTGATATAGGCACGCTGCTTCCTGATTTTACTGTATATTTCACCCTGGGTAATCTTCGGATTGAGTGTTAGTAACCGGTCAATATAGTCCTCAATCCGATTGAACCGTTCTTCAGGAGTAGTAAAGTCCAGAAACTCCTCTACAGCCAGTACTCTTGCACCATGAATGACGGTCTTGTTTGCATGATCAACGAGCATATATCCGTATGGAGCATCCTTCTTGCCGAAGAACACAATGTCAATACCGAACTTCGTTTTCAGTTCCTTCTGCAGTTCCTCCTTGTTGGAACTTACATCACGGTATTTCTTTAATATGCTTCTAAGCTGACGGCAACGTGTCCTTTCCCGATAACCGCTCTTGAAAAGACTTTCTATTTCAGTAAAAGGAATTTCCTTCTGAACCTTTCCACCATGCTTGACGAATACATTCCCTTCTTTCTGATAGACCTCATATCCCATGGAAACCATTATTGCCTTGAACTGGGCAAATGAAGAGAATGTGTACTGCTTGGACAAATTAATGTCATCTTCCGTTTTTTTCTTCCTGTCATTCCCAAGAATGCGGTCAATGACTTCCTGAGAACGTCTGCGCTCATGGCTGTGCTGAATCTTTCTTCCATCAGGTGCCACTCTCGAAGTGATGATATGAAGATGGGTATTCTCCGTGTCATAATGGGAGTAAACAAGCAACGGCTGACCGGATTCTCCGTATCCCATTTCCTTGAGATACTGGTGTGCAAAATCCAACAATTCTTCTTCCGACATGTCGTGACCCTTACATGATATGGCCACATGAAACTGCGGTTTCCTGATTCTGCTGTTCTGTGAACTGTACTTCTGGAGATAACCGACTAGCTCACTCGGGGTAGGTTTGTGAAATGTTCCGAGTGAACCGAAATTCTGAATCTCGATAAGCCGTGCAACACCTTTCGAGACTTTATGTTCATTATATCCTACAGCATGGAAGTTAGAGCTTCCCGGTAATATGGTTGCTATCATATTGAATTCTAATAATCATGGTTTATGTGACTGAGTATCCGAAATACTTCAAGCTCATTAATCTATGGTTACACAATAATAATATCTGAAATGATTGAATACCGTGTAATCTGCAATTCAGATTCTGACAGCTTTCTGTGTCAGAGAATCAAGGTCTTTCTTTATTCGGTTCAATGTTTCCTGAGTTTCAAGGATAACAGGTAACAGAACTTCCTGAATATAGCTGGGAGCGAGTAACCCGGCTACCGCAAGTTCATTGGCACGTTTAACTGACTGATTAAGGTTTCCTCCTGCCCAGGAAAGTTCATTCTGATATTTTCGGTAAAACAACCCCAAATCATTCATCAGTTCGAGCTGCCTTTTGGTTCCGATATTTGAATACTCTGCCAGTGCAGAGCGTATATAATGACTCACGGATGAATAGGAGGCAGATTTCTCCTTAAACTGTTGTACTTCCTCCGGTGTCATTCTGACCTTGATGTACTTGGTTCTCTGATTCTTCATACTTGGATACATTGGTGGTTAGGTTTCCCGGACCTTCTTTCGCCATGCGAAACAGCGGCCAGCCGCTCCGATGCGCCAGCATTCGGCAAGTTACTTTTGTGAGTACGAAACGGAGTTTTGTGGCCACAAAAGTACAACTTGCTTGGAAAACTCTGCACAGCAGAACGATGCCTTCCGGGAATGATTATTACACCCAAATTTACCGGAGAAAGCCGTTGCAAACCGAAATCTGCAACACAATTCTTTGGAGGCATATTCCGGCTTACCATGTGCTGTAGCATCAGGTTGTCCTGGAATATCCACATAGCAGAATATTGTTGTATAGAATCCTAGAACCTATCAAGCCAATATCAGTGTGTTCTGAAATAGATGCTACAAGCATTATTCAATCATAGAACCATACAAATCGCAGTAATCAGTAATCAATGCTTCGTTATTTATGGTTGGATAAACCAAAGTTTCAAAAACACTGAAGATGTAGTTATATGGGATAGATGGCTATTGTTCTCATAAAAACTATATCCAATATAATATGTAGTTCCGATACCATGATAGTATGGTAAAAGTAACCTGATTGTCTCAGTACCTGGAATTCCAATAAAGGGAAAATGAAATCTTGTAGCTGATTCAGCTGATGAAATGGCTATCGGGAAACCTTATTTTATCTGAACTATATTGCAAAAATATTCAGATGGAATAACCCTGTATTCAGAGTCTGGAGACACCTTATCACCATAGTGATATAACACTGATAATCAGTAGAAATCTACTCGAATAACAAGAAAATAGTGTTGCGTAAATTTCTGTATCTCATTGATTTTTAGTATATTTATATAATTAATAAGCTCTTATATTCATTAAATACTACACATTATGTTTGAATTGCTGTTGATTATATATCTGTTGCCGGTACTTATTATCGGTATGTTGCTCCTGAAGCTGGTATTCTGGCTTTTGAAGATTGCCATACGTCTGGCAGTCTGGTTGGTAAAAAAGGCTTTCATCCTTATATGGAAGCTTATCGTACTTGTCTTTGCCATACTTATAGGCTGTGATGTCATGCCCTGGAATCAACCGGACAAATAGAAAGGAACCGCACCAATATGAGAAATGGTACGGTTCTGAAACAAATGGGCTGATTTCCCCTATATGTTCAAATTTAGAATCCCTTGCCTTTGCTTCTGACATATACTGCTTCTTTTTGAGAATCACAGTTTGTCAATCGGAACTGTACATTACATCCTATGGGGATGTCATTAGGAAGTTGATTGGCAAGTGCTGAAATGACATCATCAACGGTATCAAAACCTATGTCTGTAACTTCGGCAATAACTTCGCCTTTGAAATATGCTCTTCCATATATCATCATCTTTTTTGTAATACGAAACATTTTCTCTGCAGGTGATTCAAAGTTACGAACCAAACTCTGTTTACTGTTTTTATTACTGAAAAATATGAAGTCTATGATTTTTGCATTAAGTTCCCATGCTGGAGTAAAGTCTATTTTTACATAGCCTCTTGTTATATTAAATCCATGGCTATGGTTCATACCAAATGCTACCTCATACATATTTGCTCCACAATCGTTTTGAGCAATGGTTGCCCAGGTATGACGAAACGTATAAAAGCAATAATATTCCTCCTTGGACATTCCCATATCTTGGCATATTCGCCTGATTCCCATATTTATATTGGCATTGAAACTATCGGAATTACTATAACGACTATGAAAATTAAACAGATATTCATCTGTCTGGTCCGTAGATAGATATTTATTAAATGTATCCTGTATAAACGGTTCAATACGAATCTCCATGTATGCTTCATCCCTACGACTATGTCTTGTTTTCGCTCTCTTATATCCTATAATACCATTTTTATAATCTTTCTTTTTCAGTTCGTAAAGGTCTATCGTGTTAATACCACCCATACACAATGAAAGCAGGGCTATATCTCTGCCGAGTTCAGGAAGGGGAGATACCATTTTACTTTGTGGCAGAGGACGATTAAAGAATTCACGACAAGCTTCTGCACTGATTGCTCTTTTCAGTGTATTGTCTGATTTTGGGATTATAATTTTTAGCCATGGATTGTATTTTATACGCAAAATACCACGTTCTTCGTCATTCAATTCTATGATTGCTTTCTTAAAAATCTGTCTGATGCAAGTGGGATACATTTCTTTTGCTCTGCTGGTCTTATACAATGTGTCAATCCATTGTGTTAAAACAGAAGTCGTAAGAATGCTAAACATGATTTTGGTAGTACCTATATACCGTTCTAAATGATTGACTGCAAGTTTATAGTTTTTAGCATTACGTTCATGCCCTTCAGATTCCATCTTCGAAATAAACTTTCTCGCATAATCACTGAAGCATGTCTCTTCATCATTTTTGTGAAGGAATTCTATGACATCCTTAAGTTCCCAAAATGTAGCGTCAACACGATTCAGTTTGTCTGTATATTGGCGTATGATTATGGCACAATATTCATCACTACCGGATCTGTTAACTCACCACTACTGGTTATATGAGCCGGATCAATAATCTTGTTAGTCTTGATGTAACTTGTTTTGCGCTGATGTGTGACTCTAATGTAAACTGTATAGAATCCATCTGATCTTGGCTTTTTTACCGTTGCTTTGAATGTTGTCATACCTACTATATTTTAATGATAAAACAATGGGGAAAACTTTGGGGTAAACGGGGTAAACATGGCCATTTTTGGGGTAAACATAGAGTAAAACAAATACGTTTATTTGGCTCATTTTTTGCGGTCAAATGTACGAACCGTCTAAGCGCAAATCAGGCTGTAACTACCGTAAAACGGTGAATTACAGCCTGATATAAAAATAATATTTTTAAGAGATTATTCCTCTATTGCAGCTTGCGCCGCCGCTAATAACAGCTACTTCTGAGGTACTTGTGAATTGTCATACAACAATTTGACAACAGCGTCTTTTTACTTGATTATTTCATATTTTTCTATTGCAATTATGGTTTTTGTCCATTTATCAAAGAACTCATCGTCTGATGCCTGCATATATCGCCCATTAAGGGCAAAAAGAAAGGCCACAATCAACGCAAATACGAAAAACAATACTTTTATCGTCTAAGTGATTTGAGTGCGTGTAAATCGCTTAAAACACATAATGAGTATCATCGCATTTTAGGTCATTTGCTTCAATATCCATAATTGTTTTTGCCAAGACTGTTGTTCTTTCAGAAGGCCAGCCATCATTGATAGATATAGGCTTGGTAAATTCAATCGTGTAATACCACCACTCTATACCGAACGAAATATTCGTAATAACCCCTTTAACGTATTTGTTGCTTTTGTCACGTATGAATATCTCTTTCCCTTTATGATAGAATGGTTTATATTCGCATTCCCGCGAAAGACAATAAGTTTTCCATTCCTTTGGTGTTTGAACTGTAACATCGTAAAGCATTTCTCTAATATTTTCACTGCTCATCATTTCATCATATAGCAATAGGTCAAATAAGGTCTTGAATTTACGATATTGAGCTACTGTCAGATGAAATCTCGAAGCTGCTTGCACATCGGGGGATTTCTTTGCCTTGATAACATTCGTGATAATCGATAGAAAAAAGATTATTCCAACGAAGACCAATCCTCCAAGAATTGATTTCCAAGGTTGGTTTATTCCACTCAGCCAAGTTGTAGAAACAAAGTAAGTAGCGACTCCGGCGACAGCGTACCAAAATACTTGTGCCAAGATATTGAAAACTAAAATTGTTTTCTTCTCCATTACTTACCCTCCATCATCTTTTCGTAAACCTTAATCAATCTCTCTTTCTCTGCGAGTAACTCCTCCAAATGCTTCACACGTTCTGCAAGAATAGCATCTGTACCTACAGATACATTGCCCATCATTGAAGCTGGGCTAAAATCTCCATTTGTTTCAACTGTATTATTTGATAGTTTTGATACATCGTCATCAAAAAATATTCGTATGTCTGCTTTCAATAAAAATGCAATCTTTTCTAAGTCGGCAGCTTGAATTTTGTTGTTCCTAATGCATCTATGCAAGTTTTGCTCGCTCATACCAACATCGGTAGCAAGTTTCTTTAGTCCACCACCTCTGTTTTCGCTTAATTTTCTAATAACCTCCAAGTTCATGACTGACAAGTATTTATGTTGTTTGACTAAAATTTAATTTCGCATACACTAAATTTTACGACGAAAATATTTGTTCGTCACGAATAAATATATTAGCTTTGCACCATAAAGTTAAACATTAAACTTCAAACGACCGAAGATATGGCTAAAAAAAAGACGATTACAGGCGAATTAGAGCCTATGAAAATCGGAGAGAGCAAGGAGTTCCCTGCATCACTCTGTACAACTGCGAGAAGTATGGCGAGTATGCTTGGTTTCAAATGGAACAGAGTGTACAAGACAGAAACCGACCGTGAAAGACGTGTTGTCATTGTCAAACGAATAAGTTAATCAACCATGTACACATTCATCGACAATTGGTGCGGCGACCATTACGAATTTCCCACCCTCCGTAAAGCGAAAAAAAGAAGCAAAGAATCACACTTGCGGATTCCCTGTTTACATCTACAAAGGTTCTCAAATCGTGGCGATTGTACCACCGCAAGAAAATCCGTTACCATAACCGTTAAAAACGAAATTATATGAAATCATCAGTAAAAAACAATCTCAAACATAGGATTGAACAGGCAGAAGATTATCTGGATGACCACTTGGAAAATATCACGAACATAACCCAGCTTGTGCTGACAGTCATCATGTTTTTATGTGTTATCGCAGGTGGAATCGCACATCTCGTAATGGGAAACCTTTCACTTATCGGCATTCTTGTCGTAGCACTTTTAGCCTATCTCGTTTGGCAGATGTACAAAATTGCGTGGACTGAGTATCAACAGGATAAAAAGTAAAAACTATGACAACCCTCGATTTCTCCGACAAATCAGTAACCTATGACACCTTTGTCCACGATGTGGCAAGTTCGGTGGTTCGTATGCTTTCAGAGGCACACAACGACCCCGAAATAATCAGCCAACGACAAGCATATGAAATGTTCGGGCGTGGAAATGTTGACAGATGGCGCAGACAGGGCAAGATTGAGCCTTACAAACGCCCCGGAAAGGTGGAATATCGGACAGCGGAGTTGAGAGCCTTGCAGAAACCCCGACAGGATTATTTCAAATAACGAGATAAGGGAGTGTAGCTCAGCGGATAGAGCGGCGGTGTACACCCGAATGGCCAAGATGCAGCAGGTCGCAGGTTCAAATCCTGCCACTCCCTCAACATAACAAACTGTATTAATAACTTAAAGTATTATCATTATGAGCAATGCAATTTCATTAGCGAAAGAATTGCAGTCAATGAAAGCCATTGATGTGATACGCAACGAACGTGTGCGGAGTCAGTTCATCAGCGTGTACAACTCCATTTGGAAAGAAGGAGGCGAACAGGTGTATGAACGTGAAGCTATTTATTTTAATCAACAGTTGCGTGACAAACAGAACCTCCGTGAGTGTTCCGGCACATCCATCTTCTATGCCTTTATAGACCTTGCTGTTAAGGGGCTGACACTTGCAACGGGCGCACAGGCTCTTTGCTACCTCATCCCTCGTTCTGTCAAGGTCGGCACAGACCAAAGCGGAAAGGATATATGGGAGAAAGTTTGCAACCTCACCATTTCAGGGTATGGAGAGTTGGTACTTCGTAAGAATGCCGGGCAGATACGACATGCGGATAATCCGGTAATTGTGTACGAGGGTGACACCTTTCAATATGGCGAACAAAATGGTCAAAAGATTGTGAACTACATGTCGGCTTTTCCTCGCAGGTCAAACAAGATTATCGCCTGTTTCCTGAAGATTACACGTGCTGACGGAACTATAGACTATTCTGTGATGACGGAGCAGGATTGGATGCGTCTTAAAGGCTATTCCGACAAGCAGAACACCTACTACGATTCAAAAAAAGGTCAGTACGTAACTAAATCCAATGAACTTTACAGTAAGGATGGACAGATTGATACGGGCTTCTTGATGGCAAAATGCGTAAAACACGCTTTCAAGACCTATCCGAAACTTAATATCGGACGTGGTACTTCGCTTGAAACAGAAATTATCGAGCAACAAACTACCGATTTTGACCCATACGGAGGAGTGGAAGCCAATGGACAATCTGAACAACAAGAACAGCACTTTGCACCGGCACCGGATATGTCTGCAGGAGTAACCATCGACCCTGCACAGCAATCAGATAACGATGGTGATGATACTTTCTAAACCTCTACCACTATGTCACAGGAAACAACATTCGGCGAAAGCAATTGGCAATCATAAAGCAGGAGAACATTCAGACCATCGTATCTGCTGCTCCCCAATCATATCAAGACAACAAACTCTCTCGTGACAATTGTACGAGAGCGGGACAAGTCCTCCTTGAAACAATACAGGCACAGGGCATGACAGACGAACTCGACCAACAGGCGGCGGTTTTCATTGAGAAAGCACGTAAGACTGTCCGCAAGATGAACGAACGCCGTTCACCTGTAACCAAACTCTTTGACGATATACGCCGTGAGTTCACGGTAATGGAGAATGCCATAGACCCGACTAAAGTCGATACGATTCCATTCAAGTTGCAGCAGCTCCGCAACCAGTATGCAGCAAAGAAACGTGCTGAAGAGGAAGAACGCCGCCGCAAAGAATATGAACGCCAACAGGCGGAAGCGGCCCGTACCAAAATGAAGCAGGACATTGAGGATGATTTCAATGCGCAATTCACGGCATTCCTCAATCAGACAATCAACTGGCTCAGCCAGCAGGACAATAGCGTGACACTCAATAACTATCAGACAGTGTACGATTCGGTAAAGGACTATGCTACAGAATTACCTGCGGATTGGCTGTTCAATCTTCACACACTTATCCGCATTCCAGCCGGAGTGTCGGTAGATGAGCTGCGCAAGGTGGAGATTGAAACGAAAGAACGTCTTGCCAAGAAATTCAAGGAAATGTATTCATGCGAAGTACAGGACAACAAGGATTTCATATTGGACCGCTTGCCGTCTAAAAAGGCAAATCTTGAGCGTATCGCGCAATCTAATGCCGCCGAAGCTGCACGTATCAAGGCGGAAATGGAAGCTCGTCAGCGCAAGGAGGCAGAAGAAAAGGAAGCCGAACGCAAACGCAAGGAAGAGGAAGAAAAGCAAAAAACTGAAATGGCACGTCAGCAGTCCGAAATGGAAACACTGTTCGGTCAGCAATCCGTCATGCAGCAAGGCTATCAGCCCAAAGTTAAAGTTGCTCAAAAAATCAATCTTCTCAACTCTGAAGGCATTTTGCCGATACTCTCCATGTGGTGGAGCAAGGAGGGATGTCAACTTTCAGTGGATGAACTCTCCAAGATGTTCAAGAAGCAGATTGCATTCTGTGAGAAACTTGCCAAAGAGGGCGTGTTCATCAGTGATGAGAGTGTAGAGTATGTAGAAGATGTAAAAGCCAAGTAATCATGTACGAAAGCGGATACTACCCACCCGGAGCAGAATATGACCCGCGTGCCCCGTGGAACGAGAAAGAACCTAATATGGTTAAGTGTGAAGCCTGTAACGGCAAAGGTTATCATTGGTATGCCTATAATATTGAAACAGACAAGGAAACAGAATGCACTGAAGAAGCGTGGCTTTGTCTGCCCGAAGCAGAAGAAGTGGCCGAAGCCAAGAGACAACACTATTGCCGGGGCGAAAAAGAAGCCTGTGAAGTGTGCGGTGGTATCGGTGAAATTGAATACGAAGAAGACTACGAACCCGATTACGATGACTATTATGAGTAACCCGGATACATATTACAGCAGAAGTGAGGTCAGCAACTCTGACCTCACTGAACTGAAAAACATTCTGCACCCACGTATGCAATACGGAGATAAAGAGGCGGCATTTCGTTTTGGTTCTCTGGTTGATGCGATTATTACGGAACCGGCTCGGGTGGACTATTATCACCTTACGGTAGATGATGTGCAATATACTGATGACGAGTTCCGCCATGCACTGGAAATGCAGAAATCCATCCGTATGGAGGCGCGTAAAGATGCATTTCTCGCCAAAGTTCTGGAATGTGCTGAAACGCAACGGTTCATGGTCAACAGGTCGCAACCATTCACATATTGCGATTTTCCGTTCTCGCTTGATACCCGATGCAAATGGGATTGGTGGCTCGGTTCGTTTGGTGGAGACCTCAAAACCACATTTGCCTCTACAGAGCAGCAGTTCGTGGAAGCGGTTGATTTCTTCGATTGGGATAGAAGCCGTGCCTGGTATATGGACATCGCTCATTCCGACCATGATTTCATCTACGCCATCAGTAAGAAAAACTGCCGTGTGTTTAAGAAATTCATCAACCGTGACGATGAGATTTACAGGCGTGGACGAGAGAAATATGAAGAACTGGCATTCCAGTTTTGGTGTCTAACCCCTCAAACTTAAACCTATGGATATATTTTGCAAAGTAACCCCTTGCGGTCTTGTGCCGCTCCATGACAGCGACCTTGATTTGAAGAAACGGCTTCGTGTCGGTTCTGTTGTCAGGTGCAAAGTGAGTAATCCTCGCAACTACGAGCATCATAAAAAGTTCTTTGCGCTGGTCCGGCTCACGTTCGACAATCTTCCGCTCCCTTTGGTTGAAAAATGGAACATCCGCAACGAATACGATATGCTGCGCCGGTTCAAACGTGATTTGGGATATTTCACCAATACAATCAACGAATACGGAGAGCATGAGATAGAATACCTCTCAATTTCTTTTGCCGCTATGGAGCAACACGAATTTGAACAGTTCTACAATCAGTGCATCGACCTCGTGCTGTTCAAGTACATAAAAGGAATAGACAAACAGGATTTAATAACAGAGATAGAGAACTTTAAATAATGAGCAACATACTGAAACATAACCTCCGTGTCGAACCTTACGAGTATCAGCGTGAGGGAATCTGCTTCGGGTTGGAGCATAAGCGCATAATCATCGGCGATGAGCCGGGCTTGGGAAAGACATTGCAGTCTATTGGCATTGTCGATACTGCCAATGCTTATCCCTGCCTTGTCATTTGTCCGTCATCATTGAAAATCAATTGGCAGCGCGAGTTTGAAAAGTTCACGGACAAGTCAGCCATTGTGCTTGATAACAACGTGCGTACCACTTGGGGCTATCTTCTCTCAATGGGAGTTCATCAGGTCGCCATAGTCAATTATGAAAGCCTGCGTAAGTTCTTTGTATGGGACATCCGAGGAGGAAAGCAGTTTCGGTTGAAGGATGTTGTTTTCAATCCGCAGATACAGGCGTTCAAGTCCATAATCATAGATGAAAGCCATCGTGTCAAAGACCCGTCAGCACAACAGACAATCTTCACAAAAGGGTTGTCCGTAGGTAAGGACTGGTGCATTCTCCTGTCAGGTACTCCTGTGGTTAACCGTCCCGAAGATTTAATCGCGCAGTTGTCCATCATGAACCGTTTGGGCGAGTTTGGTGGGCGTGCCAAGTTCATTGCTGATTATTGTACCGACCCTAAAGACAAGACTGCCGAACCTGCTGTTCCTCTTTCCGAACTGTCAAGACAGTTATACGATACATGTATGATACGCAGAGAGAAAGCAAAAGTGCTTCCCCAATTGCCTGACAAGACAAGGGTTGATTTGTATGTAGATATTTCAAATGACAAGGAATATAATCTTGCAGCCGAAGACCTTGCCGCTTACTTGCAGGAATACACAGAATGTACAGATTGGGAGATACGCCGCAAAATGCGCATGGAGGCTCTTGTCAAGTTTATGACTTTGCGCTCCTTGGCTACAAGGGGAAAGATAGCACAGGCGGTTGATTTTATCCGAACATTCCTTGACAGCGGAAAGAAACTCATTGTATTCTGTTCGCTTCACGAGATTGTGGATGAATTGCAAAAGGTATTCCCCCGTGCCGTCACGGTTACAGGGCGTGACAGCGCAGTAAGCAAACAGGCTTCGGTAGACGCTTTTCAGAACAACCCCAATGTGCAGCTCATCATCTGTTCCATCAAAGCTGCCGGTGTCGGACTTACGCTGACAGCAGCGTCCGATGTGGCGTTCATCGAACTGGCTTGGACGTATGCCGATTGCTGTCAATGCGAAGACCGTGCTCACCGTATCGGGCAGAAAGACAATGTAACCTGTTACTATCTGCTTGGTCGTGGCACTATCGACCATACGATATACCGCCTCATCCATCGCAAAAAATCCATTGCCAACGAGATTATGAATGCTGACGATGAAATACCAACCGATGAAATGTATTTCAATGAGTTGGTAAAATCATTCTTAAACACTTCGGGGTGATGGGGATTTGTAAAACAGATATGCAGAAGATTATCAAGTATCTCGATGACGCTGCAAAGGTATATGACAGCCTGCCCGGACAACGAAATAACTGCCGAGCGTGGGTTATTAGACAAATGATAAAGAAGTTAGAAAAGAAATTATTCACCTTTAATCAAAAAGAAAAATGATAAAGACTGACATCGTTGATTACGTAATCAACAACACGACTTTAAGTCGTTCACAGGCAATTAACGCTACCGACAGCGTGATAGAGGCTATAAGCCATTCGCTCATTAAGGGCGAAAGTGTGTTTATCCGTGGTTTTGCTACCATCAAGGCGGTTATTACAGCCCCTAAAAAGGCTCGTAATATCAACAAAGGAACGGCTGTTACTATTCCGGCACAACATTCCGCCAAACTTGTGTTAAGCAAAGAATTAAAAGAACGTATGAATAAAAAATAATTAGTAGTATGGTAGAAACAAGAAAGAATGAAATACGCTACGTAACTTCCGACCCATCAAAAATGCTGAATAAATACCTTGCCAAACGAGTTATTAAGACATGGGAGGAGTCTTTTATTGACGAAGGCACTGGCGAAACAGTCAATATTGAACGGAATGAAGTATTGTTTGAGCGTGGCACACTCATAGACCAGGATATTCTTGCGAAAATACGTTTCAGTATGGAAGCTGACGGTATCAAGGAAGTGGAGGTCAGCAATCAGAACAGATTGGCTTTTGAACTTGAAAATAATTTTATGCATCCTTTTATATCTCAAGTTGAGATAGGAGACAAGAAACACAAATTCCTGTTATATGCAATATGTCTTTATAATGCACTTGATATATTAAAAGACTACATCGAATTGAATTACAAGAACGGATTCAGAATCATAATGGCAAAAGAATTTGATTCTTGTATTATCATTACTGATAACCTGAAAGAGTTTACAGCCGATGATGCTTCCATTGCATATTTAAAAAATGAAATATCAATGGATGAATATGTTGAAAAAGTTGGTACTGAAGAGTGTGAGGAATCCAAGCCGGAAGACAATAAGTTCTACCAAATAGAAACGACCATCACTTTTGATGAAGAACAGCATGAACAAACATTCGTTGTACATACATTCAACGTTGATAGAGCTATGATGCTTATTTCTCATTATCTCAAAGTTAAGGAGGATGAATGTGAAAAGAATGCTATCAAACGGGCATGTCTATAATAAAAGGGAAATCCATACAGCAATCGAAGCTGTAAAGGCTATTCCTGTGGGGCGTTTTATTCCACGTGAGTTTTCAATGGCATATATGTAAAAATACAGCTATGAAGAAAACAACTTTTGATGAAATGATGTCCCGGATGAAAAAGGAATCCGGGCATCGTAAACGACCATCGGATGAAGAACATCGCATACAATGTACATGTGTACGGTGGTTTTCCCTCCAATATCCACAACTTGACGGCAGGCTGTTCGCTGTTCCCAACGGTGGCAGACGGGATGCCGTCACAGCTGCAAAACTCAGAGCAGAGGGTGTTGTGGCAGGGGTGGCAGACCTCATCCTGTTAAAGAGCAACCGTGATTACGGAGCATTGCTCATCGAAATGAAAACCATCAAAGGCAGACAGAGCGAGAGCCAAAAGAAATGGCAAAAAACTGTATGCTTCAATGAGGAATACAAATATGTGGTGTGTCGCTCCTTTGACGATTTCAAACGAGAGGTGGACGACTACTTAAAAAACGAATATTAATTGATATGTCGCCTATGGCACGGACTATAAAGAAAGGTCTTGACTATTTCCCGATGGACATAGATATATTCAACGACCTTAAAATAAGGAAACTAATCAAGTATCAAGGTGGAAAATCCATAACGGTATATGCTCTGCTGCTCTGTAATATCTACAAGAATGGGTATTATATGAAGTGGGATAAAGAGTTGCCTTTCATTTGCTCGGAACTGACGGGATTTGAGGAGGCATATATATCGGAAGTAATCAAAACCTGCCTGACACTGGGGTTGTTTTCAAAAGGACTGTTCGATGCGGATGGAGTGCTTACATCAAAAGGTATTCAAGAACGGTATAGTCGTATCTGTATTCAATGCCGCAGGGTATGCGACATTTCTGATTATTGTCTGCTTGAATCGAAAGTGAAAAAGACTCTAAGCAGCAAGGCAAAACAACAGAAACCGAAGAATACTGCTACTGCCCAACAAGACACACAGCCCCATTATGAACCTTATTCACTCACGCTTGACCAGGAAATTGAAGAACTGAAAGGCGATGAATGTTGGCTTGACCAATTACAGGTCATTCATCGCATGGAAATTTCTTTGCTTCGCAACAGATTGGATGATTTTCGGGTGCAATGTCTGGCGGACGGCAAAGAGAGAGGACACCAATCATTGCAAGATGCCAAACAGCATTTCAATTCATGGTTACGAATAGTGAATAAAAACAAGACGAAAGATGATAAAGATAGAAGCACAGGACGAAATCAGCGTAGAGGCAATGTTCTCTCGCTGATGAGCAGAAAACGTACGGCGACTCGTTTTAGACTGCCATATACCGCCAAACAGGTTTATGCAATGCTCTATGCAGCTTGTCAAGTGGAGGTTGTTAATAGGCATCGGGAGTTCGTTGTTACTGACGAATACAAGAAACATCTTTGGGACATTTCCCAATGGCTGACATCAAAAGATTCAACATTCGGATTGTTCCTTTGCGGTGGAGCCGGTAATGGAAAGACAACCATTCTCCGTGCCTTGCAAAATCTCACAAACTACTTGCGTAGCGATGAGTCATATACCAGTAGGCAGGATGATTATCCCACACGTGGCTATACCTTCATCACTGCGAAAGACCTTGTACTGCTTGCCAAGGCATACAACAATCCCACTCGTGAGAACGAGAGTGAGGTGTACCGGTACAAAAAATTACGCAGCATTGAGATACTGGCGATTGACGACCTTGGTCAAGAACCCAAGGAGAGCATTCACTATGGCGACTTCGTTACGGCGGCCATGGATATTATCTCTTTTCGTTATGAGGAACAATTCTGCACTTTGGTGTCATCCAATCTTTCTGCTACCGAGATTGCTACTTATTACGATGAACGTATTGCCGACCGCTTTCGTGAAATGATGCATATCATCAATTTCAGTACGGAGCAATCATTCAGGAAATTAAAATCAAACAAATAGGAACTATGAACAAAGATTACAGTTACTGTTCGGGCGTTACCTGCCCCATCCGAAACGAGTGCAAAAGATATTTGCCCGACCCTCCTGATGTACCGCTATGGTGGATACCACCTGCCTACAAAGAGAATCTTAAACAGTGTCCTCACTTTGAAAAGACTAATAGAAACAACAAATGAAACGAGAAGATATAAAAAAAACGGCAACCAGTTATGCAAATGATGTTTGCAAAGGCTCGCGCTATAGATGGGGTCTTGAACAGTATTGCATAGTTGATTTTATGGAGGGTGCGAAATGGCGCATCAGTAGCGTGTGGCATGATGGAGAAAAAAAGCCTAAACGTGGAGCGGAGGTCTTAATCATGTTGGATAATAATATAATCCTCAAAGCCAAATTCGAGGGATGGGGATATTCTTATTGCACAAACATAGAGTTTGACAACGTTCCTGAAATCACTCGCTGGGCATACGTAGAAGATTTACTACCTAATATGGAGGATTAAATCATGAAACCAATATTAAATACTGAAGACATTAGGAAATTAAAGATAGATGAACGCTTAATTGAATGTTCTTGTGGCAAAGTGAATTATTATAGATTCCTATGTTTCCATCCACGAAACACCAATTATGTAATTCTATTAAATCATTGCGAAGAACCTGAAAGATTTTACGTTCAATGCCTTATAGACCGATTCTATATAGATTACACAACTCGTGATATAATTACTTATCGTAGAGATTATGCCCTTAAGAAACTCAAAGAGTTTGAACAAGCATTATCTGAATTAGGAGATAAAGCTGAGTTATGAGATATGCACATAGAAATCAAGACAAGAACAATGGAATTTAAATCACAGATATGTACCACACGTGAGCAGTCAAAAAGATTGCTCGCATTGGGACTAAAGCCGGGAACGGCAGATATGGTGTATCATTACACAAAGAGTAAAGTACCTGCATTGGAATGGGAGTTGAAAACTAATCCGCCTACATCAAGAGGTGAGTTTTGGACACCCCAAAGAATAGCAAAGTTAACATTTCCTTTTCATAAGCATCCAGATGGAACACCGATGACCGGTGAAGAGGTGTTTGATGAATTGTGGGGGAAGGATGTTCCTGCATGGAGTTTGTGTAGGCTGTTGGAGTTACTTCCGACCGAAATCAGAATAGGAACCAGTGAGAATGTTTTTAGCTTGCATCACGAAACAAGCGATGCTTGGTTACTCTCTTATCCCTATGTGAAATCCTTTGAAACCGCATCACCTGTCGAATCTTGTGTATTGGCTATTGATTGGCTGATTGACAACGGACACTTTAATAAAGATTATTTATTATGAACTTATTATACATTGACTTGTTTTGTGGGGCAGGAGGAACATCTACGGGTGTCAATTCTGCACGAATATCTGGCGAACAATGTGCTACTGTTATTGCCTGTGTTAATCACGACAAGAACGCTATTGCTTCACACGCCGCCAATCACCCCGAAGCGATGCACTTTACGGAGGATATTCGTACTCTCGAACTATCGCCACTTGTAAAGCATCTGCAAAGCTGCCGCCGTCAGTATCCCGATGCATTGGTCGTTCTATGGGCATCGTTGGAGTGTACTAATTTCAGTAAGGCGAAGGGAGGTATGCCTCGTGATGCAGATAGTCGCACACTCGCAGAACACCTTTTCCGTTATATCGAGGCTATCAATCCCGATTACATTCAGATAGAGAATGTAGAGGAGTTTATGTCGTGGGGCGATGTGGACGAAAACGGCAAGCCTGTTTCAATGGATAAGGGCAAGAGTTACACACGTTGGGTACGCAATGTGAAGAAGTACGGTTATAACTTTGATTTCCGCATACTCAATGCTGCCGATTATGGTGCGTACACCTCACGCAAACGCTTCTTTGGTATCTTTGCCAAGAAAGGTTTGCCTATCACGTTCCCCGAAGCCACCCACAGCAAGGAGGGTGCAACATCGCTATTTGGCTCGTTAGAAAAGTGGAGACCTGTACGTGAGTGCCTTGACTTTGATGATGAGGGAGATAGCATCTTTGGACGTAAGAAACCGCTTGTTGAGGCTACATTGGAGCGTATATATGCTGGGTTGATAAAGTTTGTTGCAGGTGGCAAAGATGCGTTTCTTGTCAAGTACAATTCCGTTAATAAAAAGACAGGAAAGCATATACCTCCGTCCATTGATGAACCTTGCCCTACTGTTGCTACACAAAATCGCCTCGGATTGGCAAAGGTTACGTTCCTGTCAAAACAGTTCAGCGGCGACCCGATGAGCAAGAATGTGTCTGTTGATGCTCCTGCAGGAACAATTACCTGCAAAGACCACCACGCATTTATATCAGCGTATTATGGTAATGGGCATAACCATTCTGTTGATGATGCTTCACCGACGCTAACAACAAAGGACCGCCTTTCGCTTATACAGACAGAACGGTTTATTGATATGCAGTACGGCAACGGCAAAGCCTCATCGTTGGAGGACCCTGCCAATACAGTAACTACAAATCCGAAGTTCAACCTTGTGTCTGTTAAGAGGCATTATCTTCTAAACCCACAATACAAGTCAGCAGGAGGCTCTGTCGATAAACCATGCTTCACGCTCATCGCTCGAATGGATAAAATGCCACCATATTTGATTGCTACGGAGAGTGGCGATGTAGATGTGATAGTGTATGACACCGACAGCCCAATGACGGCTAAAATAAAGGAATTTATGGCACTATACGGCATTATAGACATAAAGATGCGTATGCTCAAAGTTCCCGAACTTAAAAAGATTATGGGATTCCCCGAAAATTATGTGTTGGTAGGGACACAAGCGGAGCAAAAGAAATACATCGGCAATGCTGTTGAGGTTACTATCGCACGTCGTTGGTGTGAGTCCCTTTGTGCAAAGCTCAAAGAACATTTCAAAAAAGCCGCTTGATATGGACGCTAAAACATTCTTCACGAAGGTTGCCCTTATGCGTAAGGCTCAAAAGGAGTATTTCAAGACACGCAATCAAACAGCCCTACGGAATAGCAAGGCTCTCGAAGCCGAGATTGACAAAGAGATTGAGCGTGTGAATAACATTATTGGTATAAAACAGCCCAAGCAGACTAAATTATTCAATGATTAAAATCGAAACGTTATGTATTCTACAGTATTAAAAGAAATTATGGCATTTTTACTCGGACGAAAGTATTATGCAAATATAATAGCAACAAGAGGTACAACGAAACAAGAAATTTGTTCCTACATCTTCGCTACAAAAGAAGCTGCTGAGCGGCATCGGGATGAAATTGAAACAACTCTGTCATTCCGGTATATCGAAACTATTTCGTTCCGTTCCCGAAAAGTCAGTTTGGAAGCGACAGTTAAAAGTTAAACCATCCGTGCACCCGTTCACTATTTATCTTTGAGCTATGATTTTCAAGAAAGTAAAAAAATGGTGGCAGTCACTTCGGTACTACGTCATTGCCGACCCTGCCGACAACTCTGTAACACTCTCAAAAGCGTTGTTCAATCATATCAAGAACGAAGCCTTTGGGAGTGATGAGGCTCGCGTGTTTGTGTTTAAAATAACGGATTCAGGATGCTTCGGGTTCATGACAAACCCAAGCATCGAGCAACCTACGCAAATGTGCAATATTCAGTACAATGGGAAATACCGTTGTATCGGTTTTGAAACACTCTGTCCGTCTGTTGGGCAAATCTTATATACATACGGATTAAATGCTTCACAGTGTGTCAAATTATCCGTTTCCGTATGCCGTACAGGGCAGGGTAAAGTTTACTATCAAATAGAACGACCCCATGCAAAGCATATTAGGAAATACACGAAAGGCTGATATTACTTTCCACGACAATGGACGTATCAATATATCTTCCAGAGTGTCCAAGTTATTGGAATTGTCACATGGTGATGTGATTGATATAATGGACGGACAGGGTGAAATATATCTGTATGTCAAGCACCGTGTGCCGGTTGTCGGTAGGCACGAGGGGATGGTATTCCGTTCCAATAAGAACGGAAATCATTGTATAGCCTCATCCGTGATACTCTGCCGTTACATAATTACAAGGTGCGGAGGAAGTGGAAAGGTACGGTTGTGTTGTGGGACTCCTGTAGAATTGCAACACTACGGGAAAGCATTGCCGATTATAATTAAATACATATTGTGATATGATTAAAGAGATTAAATACAATGGTTATACCGCCAATCCGTCCGACTACGCATGTCCGGACGGAGATTTGGCAACATCAATAGGCTTTATTCCCGAAGATGGTTCACTTAAATCTATATTGCCACCATCTGAGGTGTTCCGGCTTGAAAGTGGGGCATCTGTCATGTATATCCATGAAACGGCAAACATAAAACATTACATCATCTTCAAAAACAATGCGATTAGTTGGTGGGACGGCACAGATGAGCATGAACAGGTATCTCTTCGTACATTCAAGGAGATATACCAAATAAATGCCATTGGAAACACACTTCTCGTTTTGTCGGAAGATGGTATGCATTATTTCCTATGGAAAGGAAATGACGATGGGTATTTGTACCTCGGTACTAAAATTCCCGAATGCCCTTTGTCATTTGGTTTGCAAGGGGAAATGGTTCGCACGGATGAGTTCTCCATATCATTTGATGCCATTAACGAAGGTAGTATTTGGAATGAATTTTCAGATAGTAATAAAACACGAATAACAGACCAAGTACTTGCACATGTAAACAAGTTTATTGCAGAGAGGTCAACCAATAAAGGAAAATTCCTTTTCCCGTTCTTTGTCCGATACGCCTATCGCCTATACGATGGAACTTTGACAATGCATTCTGCCCCTATTCTGATGATTGCTTCATCTGACCTCGCACCGCAGGTTTTTTGGACGCACCTAACAGGAAAGGGGAAATATACGGATGCACAGCTGCGTGTATGCGGAATGCTACACGACCTTGACTATGCAGTCATTCATAATTCACGGCTTGAAATGATTAAGAATTGGAGAGATATTGTTCGCTCGGTAGATGTTTTTGTTTCAAAACCGATTTATACATACGACCAAAACGGGAAATGCACACGGTTTGCTCAATCAGAAAGTTATAATTCTTATTGCGTATGCAAGCATACCAATCAGGCTGCATCAACTTCAAAATACCCTCTTCGTTATCAGCGTCATACATTCAATAAACTGTATGCTTTTACTTTTGACCCGAACGGATTGACATATCCTGCCGGACGTTTGATGATTCCTCGTAGGAGCATTGATGATGTCAAAGAGGATATTCGCTCCACATCACAGTTCTATTTACTTGAGAGTATTCCTGTAGAGCAGCTTACAACGGCACGGACAAAATTGGTTGTTGAGGAAGACTATTTGCAGTCACTTGTCACTCGTGAGGTTATGACGGACGATTATGATAGCCATGATAAATTGTTGCCTAATTATTCTTTTGTGTATAACTCAAGGCTCAATCTTGCCAATATCAGGAAAGAACTATATGACTTATATAATATTGGGGCAATGATACCATATACCAATGGTTATGTCGCACTCTGGAATGGAATGCCACCTACTCACATGGATGGAACGATGGGAGCGACCGTTTACTTTTATATAAAACAAGATGGCCGGGATATTGTGGTTAGTGGAGAATCCTATCAGGTTTCATTCTATAGTCCTCCATTCTTATTTTTGTTCTATCCCAATATAAACGCATATAAAGCAGTCATTGTAACTCACTATGGCATTCCTATGTATTATGAAGTCACATTGGAACAACATAAATTCCTCAATGGGTCTTTCTATTTTGCCGGTTGGGAAAATCCGAAAGAAGGTAGTAGCAGCTATCCTACTACAAGCCCATTGGTGGAAAGAATCATTGATTTGCCCAACAAAATATATACATCGGAAGTGAACAACCCGTTTCATTTTCCGGTACTCGGCATCAATACGGTTGGAACAGGAACTATTCTCGGCATTTGCGCTGCTGTGAAAGCATTGTCTGAAGGTCAGTTTGGACAGTTTCCTCTTTATGCCTTTACTACGGAAGGAGTATGGGCATTGGAAGTGTCTGCTACAGGAACATACTCTGCCAAACAACCGATTACTCGTGATGTGGTCATCAATCCCGACAGCATTACCCAGATTGACACTGCCGTCCTGTTTGCTACCGATAGAGGTATTATGCACATCAGCGGCTCGTCCACACAATGTATATCCGACATCCTGAATACGGAGGATTTGTTCAGCATTGCCGACCTGCCTAAGTCTGATGCGTTGATAAACATCTTCAACGAAAAATCCGATGAAAGCGAAAAGATTACACTCGCAGACATCACGCTGTTGCCGTTCAACGAATTTCTACGAGGTTGCCGTATGGTGTATGACTATACCCACCAACACATCATCGTATATAACAGTGCAGTGCGTTATGCTTATGTTTTCTCTTTGAAGTCAAAATTGTGGGGTATGATGTATTCCGATATTGTGGCTAATGTCAATTCCTATCCCGAAGCATTTGCCATGGCAGAAGGTTCGAGATTGGTCGATTTCTCCAAGTCTAATGCTGAGAATATAACAGCTCTAATTATTACTCGTCCGTTCAAGATGGATGCACCCGATTCGTTCAAGACTATAAATACTATCATACAGCGTGGTATGTTCCACTCGACCCATATCCGGCAGGTGCTGTATGGTTCAAACGACCTCATACATTGGCACGTTGTATGGAGCAGCGTGAATAACATTATGCGAGGCTTCAGGGGTACACCCTATAAATCCTACCGCCTTGCTCTTGTCTGCCGTTTTGATAAAGCGGAAAGCATATATGGATGTACCGTGGTGTTCGAGCCGCGTTTGACAAACCAAGTACGATAGTTTTCAGGTAAAACAGATTGTTTATAAAGAAGAAAGAGCCGGAATGCGTGATGCACCTCGGCTCTTGTCATTTAAAACGGCTTGCATTTCCGTCTTATCTTGCCTTTTCTTGATACAAGCGATGTCTGTATCTTTCTTTTCAGTTCCTTGAATTTCCCCTCCCAATTCGCTTGACTACCTGGATTGGTGATGCTCATCCAATCGGCAAGAACCCTGCATACAAGATACTCGTGTATCAGATGCTTCAGCAGCTTCACCGTAGTCATTGAAAAGCCAACCGGCAAATTCAGTACAATATCGTATGCTTCAGGAGCAGTCAGTACATTATCGAAATTTTCTTGCGTCTCGCCTATTTCCGTTTTTGTATAGGGAAAAAGCATTTCCACACATTCGGCATGGGCAAGATTCAGTACCCTTGTTACCCGGTCAATATTTCCTTTCTGACCGATGTCGAATACCTGATGCCGGGCGTGTACATCGTCTGTTTTCATGATGTCGCCCTCAACAAACGAATAGTTCTCGGCATCATATATCAGTTCCGACCGTTTGAATGTCAGTGTTACAGATTTAGTCTGTAGCTGATTATCATTACAGCAATACATTATTTATTGTATGTCGGTCGTTCCGGGCGACTGCGTTTATACAAAGCACGCTTCACATTCTCCAACGACACTCCCGAATGGGAAATATAGGTTTCTGCATCCTCCTTGTTGGTAATGGCGAACCAATCTCCAAGTGCCATGTCCACAAGGTAAGAATGTATGCCGTTTCCCAATGCGTCTGCCGATGAGTTATTGTAGTTGCTTGGCAACTCAAACGAAAGTTCAAGCACTCCGTCATTGTCAATCTGTTCGGCAATAAGGTTGTCGCTCGTGGTTTTGTCTTCCGACAGATATTCTCCGAGCAGGCTTTTTAGAGCCGAGAAAGCGTTGGCCAAGGAACGGCGGATTTGGTAGCTGTTCTCATCGTCATCACTTGCTTGCATGTTAGAGGCGGCTTCGTATGTCTTTTTGCCTTCTGCCTCTCGTGCCTGCCCGGTCAGGTATGCCTTGTTCTGAATGTCATAGATAAGTTCTTTGACTTGTTGCGTGACGGTCAATGTCTTTTTGTTCTCTGCCATAATACATTTATTTAATTGTTACTCGTATCGTATGTAGGGCGCATTGGCTTTTTCTTGAAAAACGCTTTGCGCATGATGTCCTCCAAATAGGTAGCGGCTTCCGAAGCATATCCGGTTGCTTCATTCTTGTTGGTAAATGTGTACCACTTGGCCGTGATGTTCATCACGAAGAATGAAAATAGGCTGCGTTGCATACTGGCAGTCAGACTGTCATCGAATGCTGTTGATAAACCTAATGTCAAAGAATACTCACCGTCCGTTTCTTTCTCCGATATAAGTACTTTTTTCAAACTATTGCAAACCATATTCTTACACTCGTTCCAAAAGCGTTCAAGGATGGATTTATCCTCTTCGGTGGTCGAAATGGTTTCGTAGGCATGTTCATCATCCATCTTTGCCCCAGTGTATTCCGTTGTCTTTGCTACTTCCTCATACACGGTTTCTTTATTGATTTTCAATACTATCTCCATATTTAAAAACTAAATAGGTTATACGATATGCCCACTCCGAGGTAAGGGGCGAACTGTGGAGTTCCTCTCAATGTCATCCCATAGCCGACCTGTATGCCGATGCTCCATCTCTTGGGCTTTGGGCGTTTGGTTATGGTCATGGTTTCATGCGGCATACGCAATATCAGGCTGTCAAGGCTTGTATTGTATCCGCTCACGTATGCTGTATAGGTGCTATCCTCATACACTTTCTGCGTAATCGGTATAAACACGTCCGCACTATCTGGAACGCTTTTGTCGAAATTCCCTAAACTATCCTGCGTATTGGGTACAAAATCGGGCGTTTTTGGGGGCGTTTCGGGTAATTTGGGAACGCTTACCGGCAATTTTGCGATTATATTTCCCAATGGCAAGGCCGCTTTGGGAACAGGCTTATAGTAAGGAATCGTGTCATACACCGTCACCCTGACCGTGTCCGGCACCGCTGATTTCTCCTTGTGTCCGTTCAACCCCTTACCCCCATTCCACAGAACAGAGCCGATAAGCAGCATCAACAGCACGCACAACAATATGTTTTTAGTCCTTTCCATACTTGTAATCCCAATCCGTCAATGCTGTAACATGAGTTCGCACAATGGCATCACGCCCTTTATCTGAAGTAAGGTAAGCTACATCCTGCTCATTGTCCATGAAAAAGTTTTCCGTAAGGACTGCAGGGCATTTTGTTTTGCGCAGGATATAGAAAGCTTCTTCCCAGTCAGGGTCACCGTCCGATAAACCTTACGGATTGTAAGTCCGGCAAAATTCTTTTCCGCTTCGGCATACAGCATGGTGGCAAGTTCATCGCTCTTGGTTTTGCCTTTGCTTGTATAGGCACTCCAACCACGGGCCTTGCCCCATTCACCGTTTTTCGATGCGTTGCAATGAATGGAAACAAGTACCACATTCTCAGCACCAAAACGCCCACAAATCTCATTCACACGTCTTACTCGTTCTTCAAGGGGTATGTCTTCGCTTTCGGTTACAATGCGCTCCGCATCAATGCCCAAAAATTTCAACTCTCCCTCGATGCTTTTTGCTATTTCTCGTGCGTAGCTGTATTCTCTGAACTTACCGTCAGGCTACGTTTTCCCGGAGTATTCTCGCCATGTCCGTTGTCAATCAATATTTTCATGCTTGGTAATTTATTGGGTTAGTATTCGCTTGGCGGAATTCGGTCTGCACAACCGTGTTTGTTACATTTTCGGAATTCCAGTGCCTGATTTTGAACGGCAAGTTCGCTGTTCTTTTCACTTAGTTCGCGGATAGTGTCGCGATATTGGGTTATCTCAGTATAAAGGTGGTCAATCTTTGCGTCCAGTTCGGCAACCCGCTTTTCTTTCTTCTCGTACAATTCTTTCCACTCCGCAGCATAAGCTGTGATGTTGTCCGCCTCAGCTTTCTCAGCCTCGGAATCTGCTTTTTTTGTCTTGCTTTTAATCAATAGTAAGGGTAATATCACCAATGTGATGAGAGAACCGATAACTTGGATAATCGTGCTTAATTGCTCCATATCAAAGTTCCTCCAATTAAACATCCCAAACAAACTCCGGCTATCGTTAAACCGAAATCAATCCAATCCCATTTGCCGCCATGCGCCTTGTCCTTATATTCCAATGCACCTGCCGTCAATACTCCGGCATACACCCCGGTAAACCAACCGAGTGCAAAAATGCCGATAATCAGTCCTCCAATGAGGTGTTTCCACCTGTTGCTCATTCCGAGCCAATCAATAAACTTTTTCATTGTCATCGCTATTTTAAATTAAACATAGTCCAATCCACACTGTCTTTTTCCCTCCATCCGTCCTGAACGGTCTTTATCACATAGGCACACACCGATTGGGAGAACGCAATAAAATCATCTGCATTCTCGAAAGTATGATAGATGGGCGTACCATCTTCCTGTTCGTTGATTTTTAGGGTAAGCGGATAAGGGATGTTTTCACTTCGCTCTATGGCGGAAAAGTTCAGTTGGTTCTCGGTAGAAAGGTATATCTGCTTCTTGTTCCAGACAAAACCGTTTATAATCTTCTCCTCCGTTGTCTTGTTTATAGCGGACACGACAATCTCTTTGACCTCGGAAAGTGTAGGCTTGCGGTTGAATGTATGCCTGTATTCCCAACCGCTTTCACTCTTTTCATCGTCTTTCCAAAAGCCAAAAAACAATATCCACTTGGAGCGTCCTGTACGCACAAGACAATCCTGCCGCTGCTTTGTGCCGTAAATCTTTTCCATTTTTGTGAGTTTTGATTTCAGGCAAAAATAGCGGAATCCAAGTGGATTAATATGTTATCCTTTTACCATCAGGTAAAATTGTATTTTCTCTTTCCTCCGTCAAATACCTCGCATTTGAGAACCGTTTCAAATGGGAAACCATCTTCAATGTCGCTGATTTGGTCAAGAATGCCTTTCATCTCAACAGAAGCTGTAAAGAACTTTCCCCATTCTTGGGTTGTAGGATTGCGGAAAGATACAAGATAACGGTCTTCTCCTTCTTTGGTATCTATACCCGTTTCAAAATCATGTATCTCAATTGGTATATTTACGATGTCACTCAATCTCATTACTTTTCCGGGAAAGCGTTTCTTTCCGTCAGCAGGAGTATATGTAACTCCCATTTCTGAAAATTTCTTCATTTTCTTGTTTGTAAGTATGTAAAACAAATGTTTGCAATCAGCATGGCAAGCCATTCCTTTGAATGAACCTATGATTTCCTGCCTTCTTTTGCGTGATTTGACTTTGGCAAGATTTCTGGCTGCATTCTGTTTCGTCCGTTTCCTTAGCAAGGAATACTCCCCGAAATTCACATAACCCAAAGCATCCATGCCGGATGAAATGGGGGCGACTTTCTCGCTGGGCTTGATGGTCAGTCCAAGTTTGGCACTTTCTTCATGTAGGCAATTCCTTAGTCTCCACAACTCCTTTTTGCTTTCGCCGAGGATAAAGGTGTCATCACAAAAACGGAAATAATATGACGCACCGTGCTGTTCTATCATCGCATGGTCAAGGTCATTTAGATACAGGTTGCCGAAAAACTGGGAGGAACGAAGTCCCTTGCTGATACCGGCATCCGCATCGGGATATAACACTTTGACAAAATTCTCCAATATCGGCAGCAAAATCGGGTCGGCGATGTATTTCCTGATTTTGTCTATCAATATGCTATGAACGATATGGTCATAGTAGCCTTGATAGTCTGATTGATAGAAGTATTTCAGGTTTGGATTTGCTTTCATTGCGGCTTGAATGGCATGAAACAAACCTTGCGGCCCTCTTCCCTTGATGGAAGCTGCAGTTGTCTCTATCAGAATGGGAGTAAGTTTTTCCTCTATGATTTCCATAATGGCATTACTGCCCATCCTTTCAAAGACAGCAGGGGCTTGGACTGTCCGTATTTTAGGACCGTCTTTCGTTTCAAAGGATTTTAGCGTGTTGACTCGGAAAATTCCATTTCCTATCTGTTCTTTCATTTTTGCAAGTATGGTATCTCGATTGAGTACATATCGTACTTGGCGTGCTGTGTACTTCTTTCCATCAATTAAGACAGAGTTCCTTTTTTCTGCTTCGGTAGAGGATTGGCTGAGGTTTGACAGCACACGCTTGAATGACGACAATAGGTTTTCTTCCGTTATTATTTCGGGGATGAGGTTGTATAAAGGATAACTGACCGAAGGTGTTCCCCCGGTCAGTCCTATAAAATTGTCCGTATCATCATAGACCGCCTTCCGGTCCCGTGAGGAGGATATGAAACCCTCCTCACTTGTGGTTAAAGATATGTTCCGGCTTTCCATAAATAATATATTATAATGCTTTTGCCGAGGCGCGAACCCCTCGGAGAATATAATTGCCCAACTCGTAGGCGTATAGGGTCTCCGATTAGTTAACCATCAGAATTTGAGCCGACCACCGTAGTTCGTGTTCGAGTTCGAAGATGCGTTGTTCGCGTTCGCATAAGCGAGACCGGAGTTCGCATTCGAGTTGTTGCCAGACCGAAGAACACAGCGGCGCGCGGGGTTGTCTGCCTTTATGTATCAAATGGCGAATTTTCCTAAACCTACTATTTCAAGGTTGATACTCATTCCCATTGCACGAAATACTTTTCTGATTGTCTGTATGGTAAGATTGCTTCCTTTCTCAATGCGAGAAATCTGCGCTTTCTTAACTCCAATCATTTCGCCAAGCTGTTCCTGAGTGATGTTTCTTGATTCACGGGCTTGTTTGATTGCCTCACCAATCAAGAACGCATCAACCTTTGCTTCATATTCGTCACGTCTTGGAGTTCCTTTAACCCCAATTACGCTGTCCAGCATTTCTTCGTGAGTGTAAAGTTTCATATCTTCTGCTTTTTATCGTTAAAATACTGTTTTCTAATATTCTCTGCCTTATCAATTTCTTTTGATGGGGTCTTCTGCGTTTTCTTTATAAAGCCGTGAGTGGCAATTACCAAAGTGTCCTCTTCTGTATCCCAAAATGCCAAAAGCCGATAACAGATGCCATTGTAAAGCGTTCTGAACTCCCAAATATCCGTACCTTCCAATTTCTTAAAAAGTTCTTTGTCTATGACAACTCTACTTTTGAAGATATTATAAGCGATTTTATCTTGTACCTTCTCCGGCAAAGAATGGATAAATTCATAAGCTTCTTCTGTATAAACTATTTTGAATCTCGTTTCCATTATTAACTTGATTTCCTTTTGCAAAGGTAATAAACAGTTTACATATAAAGAAACTTTTCGCTGTCTTTTTACATGAATGATTTATAATCGACTCGCTTCGCGAGAATAAAGAAAGAGGGAGCAGCCTTACGGCTCTCCCTCTGACGTTTTTTACGAACTCACGAGTTCCGCTCTATTCTATAATAACGAATTTTCCGCGGAAGGCGAGCCGACCACCGTAGTACGTGCTCGAGTACGAAGATGCGTAGTTCGCGCTCGCATAAGCGAGACCGGAGCTCGCATTCGAGTTGTAGCCAGACCGAAGAACACAGCGGCCTCTACTACCACTCATCCAGAAACCGGCAGCATAATGGGTCACATACATGCTTGTGTCTGTCTTGTGAACTCGACTCGGAAGGACATCACATTTCGCTCCATGTACGATACGCACAACACAATTCCCGTTGGATGATTCAACCGTTTTGACTGTGCGCTCCGTTTTTGTAACAGGGTCGTAAATATGAGCGGTGTAATCAATCGGATATGAACTGTCATTCTCCGTACATTTGGCTTTATAAAAATCTTCATAAGTCGGGACATTGAACGCAATGTAGTCCATCCATTCGGAATCACAGCCTACATAGTGCTTTAATCCCAAAATGGAGTTAAGGTTGTTCCCTACATTATAGGAATCTCCCATACCAACGTTATCCTGTTTGTTCAGGATAGCGTCATGCACACCGTTGCCGACTACCGACTGTTCATTGGTCGTTCCGTTCAACGCCCACCACAAGTTACTGACTTCTTTGTGCTGCTCGTAGTCCTGCAACTGGTAGCCCGGTCCTCTCATGCGGCAGATATTCTGAAAGTCCTTGGCAGTGTAGTTCAATGTGCCGATTGGCATTTCAAGCGGATTGCCCTCACTGTCATATTTCCATTCATTTGAGGTTACGGATGTTCCGTTACCTTTCTTTGAACGTACATCGCCGGATAGGCTTCTCGGCATCTTCAAGCCGTCTATGGTGATTGGATAGACACCGATAAGGCTGTCATTGTCGCCTACGGTATGCTCTGTCCATTCAGGTTCTATGGCTTCGATGTTGTCACTGTCCACAGTCAGACACTCAATGTCCCCGATGTCACGGAAAGAGGTGAAGTAAAACCACTTTGCACCGCTTGGCACATCGCAGAAGATGTAATCTCCAATGGAGAAGTCAAAATAAGTGTGGCTGACAGACATGATGAATATGCTTATCGCTCGGTTGTTCTCGTCCGTGAAGACACCTCCGAGGCGCGCATGATTCAATCCCGGCCATCTTACCTGCTTCATGCCTTTCACATCCATCCTGTAACTGTTGGTGTTGGATGCGGTGGCTATCACATCCTCGCTCAGAATTTCACCGATAACGGCATCATTCGCATAAACACCGGTATTTTCCCGGTATAGCAGCTCTGACAGCTTCGCCTTTTTGCTATGCAACGCAGTTGAAAGCGGTTCGGATTCAGTAACGGACGGAATGTAATATTTCGCCTGGTTCTTGTAGTCATTCACTCCCTTGTACCAATGATGAGGGGCGTGCCAAAATATGTCAAAGCCCTCTCCTGCAGAATCGGACACATCAAAACTGCTTCCATCTTTCAGGTAGTTGAAATCCGTATCGCTTACCTGTACGCCTTCCATTTGGTTCTTCTTGGTGTTGTAAGAACATTTATAGGCATGGCATCCTTTCTGTATGGCAAGCATATGTCCGCTCGGAATGTAGGTATTCCCATAATCCGCCCCGGTCTTGTTTTCCGGATTGCTGTACCTTTCACAAGAATCACTCTCCACAACATCGCTGATTTTTACGATGGAAAATTGAGAGTTGTGAAGTTCAAGTTGGGGAAAATAGGCAGCAAACGCATTTATTTCGTCTGTTTCCACAAGTTCGCTCAATATCCAACGGCCGGTAATACCGCTACACTGTTCCTTTTCATCATAAGCATTTCCGTTTGCGTCAAGCCCGATTGCGCCGCTTTCCTTAATGGAACGCAACAGTCCGACACTGGCGGTTGCATTCACATTGGGAATCCGGACGGTCTTTAGCGCACTCGCATTGACTATCTGTTCCAATAGCGTCATGGCATCTACATACGGACACTCATTGACAAATATCTTTGTTATCTTGGCTACACCACCGAGCGTCAGTCCGCCGGGATAGGTAAGGTTGGGCAGGTTGTTCAGCACGAGTTCCGTTATTGTTTCCGGAAGCGTAAGTTTGTCTATCGGCGATGTTTCAGCCAGTGTGATGGCAGAAAGTCCAGTATTGTCGGCATATACGGAAACCAGACGAGGACACTTCGATGCGTTGACGGTCTGCACTTCTGTGTTGCGCACATCAAGAATGCGCAAGAACGGCATATCACCCAAATCAAGGTTGGTCATATAGCCTGTGTTACCGGGCGACATCGTCCAGTTACCATGCGATTCTCCGCCCACATACAATTCCTGCAACAACGACATCTTGGGCAATGTGTTTCCAAATTGGGGGTCGATACTGATTTCACTCAAATCAAGCATACTCATGCGGTCTGCCTGATAGATGTATAGCATAATGTTTTCTCCGTGTTGAAAGTTTGTGAAAACACCTTCTTCTCCGGCTTTCAGGTAAATGCCTTCCGTGATATTTCCGCTGTCATTACCAATGCCAAAATATCCGCTCTTTGCTGCCTTGAAACGGATGACGGCACCTTCTTTTGCACCGATACGTCCACCGATATAACCACTCTCCGCCTTGAAGTCGCCGCAGCGGTAGTAGCCGTCACGGATGCGCCAACGTTGTTCAATAAATGCCGGTAGTGAGGTTAGACCCAAGCCTTGCAGGGCATAGAAATAAAGGTCGCTGTACCCTGTATATTTAATATACTTGCGTTCTCCGTCATAGCTTGATACCACTTTCTGCCATTTCTTCAAGCGTTCTGTCACGAAATAGTGCATAGCCCCTTTAGGTGAGAAAGGACCCGCGCCTATACCGAGCGTGTCAGGCAGGGAGCGCATGGTGTCGGCTATGGCCGACAAGGTAATGGTATTGCCGTTTTGGTCAACTTCCATAGTCTGCTGTCCTCTTATATCGTTCCACAGCACAGAACCTCGTCCTGCGTATGCACTGTTTGTCAAATCGCCGGGGTCAACTTCCGGGTCAATGGTCTGCCCTCCGTCATTGTCCTTTCCGTTGCAGGTGTCGCAGTCATATACCTTGTTGCAGTACATCCGTCTTGCCTCCATACCGTTTACACCGCTATATATACCGTCTTTCACGCTGCATCCGTCCTCCAAGAAGAACATGGGCTGCATATTCTTCGCCTGTTGGTCAACGGCGGCAAGGTAGTCGGTAAACAGGTAGTACGATACCAACGAATAAGGACTGATGTATTTCCACATCTTCGTCTTCCATATCTCCTGCCATTTTCCTGCAAGTTCTTCCTTGGCATAGTCGCAGCTGTCGCAGAATTTCAGCACCTGATACAGGTCGAACGGCACTTTCCGTCCCATGGCCAGGTCTATCTGCAACTGCTCATCGTCAATCATACACTCGAAGTAACGTGTCCACATCGGGTAGGTTTCCTGTCCAAGTTTCAGTTTGGTAACCCAAGAGGCCTCGGCGGTGGTCGGCTCCATCATGTCGGCAACACTTCCCACTCCCTGCCACCAGTTCATGGCATCATAGGTCAGAAGTTCGTAACCGCTCACGGGGTTAAGTACTTTCCCGGTAATCTGCCATTTGCCACCAACCTGTTTCATTTCTCCGGTTTGTGCAGTCCATTCACCTCTCTCATATGCCATAAAGCGATAATCCTGTCCGCAATACAATGATAAAAGATATAGTTTATCCTTATTTGTTGTTCCATCATTCTTGAAACGAGTTTCTATCTGGTCAAGATTCTCTCCTTCTTTACCGAAGTATTCTACAAAGTCTCCATAATTGATGCAACCTTTATTGTATCCGGGAGTATCTTTAAAACCAAGCGCAACCTGTTCTCCTTTGTCTTCTTTCCAGTTTCCTTTGGCGTGAAACCATGCATCGGTAAGGCTTTCTTGTGTCGCACGGAATGCGGCAATGGGATGATTGGCTGTCGAATGGTTCATCTGCAATCCTTTCAACGAGACATCGCTTTTGGTCCAAGTGCCGTCAAATGCACGCTGTGCCGGAGTAAGGTAATCACTGCCAAGAGCACGGAAAGTGGCATTCATCAGGTCGCATACACCGCAGTCGTTTGCCCCGGAACTGTCAGAATAGTCCACCTTTACTGTGATAATCTTCACAGGAATAGTATTTTCTCCTACACGCACATAGCCTATTTTCATAAGTTCGTATGAAATTCGGGCATCTTCGTTGTCATAGTCCGGGTAGATAGGTGTAACTTCCCAACCTTCATTTTTCTGAAGATAGAAGCGGTCGTTCTTGATAGGTCGCTTTGCCGATGTTGTTCCCTGTCTTCTCCATTGTACATTGATTGCCTTGAAACTTCTCCATGGTCGTTTCGGGTCGTAGTAGAATAGTGTACATTTGAATTTCTTGCTCGTATCTATGTCACCGTCAAATGTGTCAAAGGTCTGCTGGTCTGCCACCACCACATAATAAGGCATTCCCTTGGCAGAAAGGGCTTCTATGGTGGGGCGGTTTTGCGTGTCAAGCACGTTCTCTTTCTCGTATTCCACAACCATGGCAGTGGTGTCTGTCAGTTTGCACAAGTAGTTTTGGAACGCCTGTGCCCATTCATAATGACTCTCGTAGGCAAGCATATAGTACAGGTATAGGTCTCCTTCCGTACCGTTGAACGTAACGGTTCTGTTGTTAAGGATTGCACCACTGTCACTGATATAACCGATACAGCCCACTTCTTCTCCGTTCAAATACAACTTCATGCAGGAGTAATTGCTTCCACCCCGTGATACATAAATGGTGGACGGTTCGACAACTACTGCCATCGTGATTTTCTCGCCAGAGCGAAAGCTGCGCTCAACTAAGGCAGGCTGTCCTGTTTTACAGTAGATAGCAGCTTTGTTGCCGCATACATAGAAACCTGCACCGCTATCAGGGTCATAACACTCTATGAGTTTTGAATCTGCTTCCTTGATGTTCTTGGTGGCAAATGCGAATTGGACGGCACAACCTGTAGTCCGTTCGGTGGCAGAGTTCCCGAAAGGGTAGTAATCCAATATCTCCGCTTTCACATTCTCTGCTATGCGAAGGCATCGTTCGCCCAAGTAGTCCACGAATCCGTTGCTTGACCAGTTTGCGCCCCTTACATCCATAGTTATGCCGTTGTTTTCTATGGTATGGTCGCTCTCGCTGTTGCTGCGCGCGGAAAAATCATATCCGAACAAAGCTCCGTCCTTGATGGCCATGTCAATGGCACTCCCTTTTACAATTACCTTGATTTCATTGGTGGACACATTTCCGCTCTTGGCATGTACGGTAATGCTCTGGCTTCCGTCCGTGCTGTATCCGCTTATCTGCTTGTTCACGGTAAGCGTTTCGGCAATCATGGCTTCCACGGATGTCACTTTCTCATCGTCATAGAAGACATCCACGTGCGTTTCCGTTTTACCCGATGTGTATGCTGCGACCTCTATGGTAAGGTTATCATACAGGCGGAGCGTACCGTTGTTGGTGTCGTTGAACCGGATTGCCACGATAGGAGTGGTGTCCTCGGCATCAATACACATGATAGCAGAGTAAATGGTATTGCCCCTTACTCCTGATTTGTTTTCCGTTCCGTAAATGCGTACCGGGTATGCCCCATGTGTCATCCGTTCGCCGCCGCCGAATACATTACTCGGATTGATGGATATGCTCTTGGTGTAACTGTCATTGACTGTTGCCTCTCCCAGTTTCTTCCATTCCCCGTTGTAGAGCATTTCCACTGTGGCACGTATGGATGAGGTGTTGTTTGGGAATTTGTAGAACTGTCCTATATTTTTTGCTGTGCCTCCTACGGTCAATGCGGTGCTGCTTGTGTAGTTGAGCGGCATAGGCTGTTCAACTGTAATATCCACAGCAACAATGGTAATGGCTTTCTTCTTGGTGTTCCCGTCCGCATCGGTAGCCTGAACAAAGAAACTCTTGGATGCGGCACTGCTGAAGTACTCAGTAAAGTCAAGTTCAAACTTGTAGTCCGTTGCACTTGCTGAGCCGGTTTCGTTCATTGCCTCGCTATACAGGGTAAGTCCTGTGCTTGCATCAATGATTGAAACATTACGGATAACGCCAAGCACTTCGTTACCGTCCGGGTAACTGACACTACGCAAAGCTACATTAATTTTTATCTCGGAACCGAACGCCACAATGGGGGCGGCTTCCTCAAAGTAGATGGACAGGGTGCTGTCCTCGCTCGAACCTCCGCCTCCTCCATTTTTCGGAATCTTAAGTACTACATCTTCTATCTGTCCCCCGTTCAGGTTCACGGCTTTGTAGTAGATATATTCCTCATCGCTTTCTTCGTCAAATCCTCCGATTGATTTTTCCTGCATGGCGTATGCGCCTCCTGTGGAAAGGGCATCTTTCCCTCCTTCTTCCGGTTTATCGGATGTTTCCACGTTGCTTCCTCCGCCACCGAATGCTACCCATGGTTTCAAGTCCTCCGGTGTTATGTCGCTCGCTTCACGTGTAAATTGGTAGGTGAGCCACACGGGTGCACCGTTCTTGTCGCTTTCTGCAGTCTTGAACGTAAGGATGATACCGCTTTTAAGATAAACTTCCCCATTCTCCTTTTCAAAGTCTGACACGGCTTTGATGGCTGTTGACAAAGTGTATTCCACATTTCCGCACAGAGCATTTACATTGATTATATCGCCTATGCCCTTGCCACCACCTGCTCCGAAATCGCTCCAGTTGTTTTCTTTAAACCAGTCCGATGTATCAGTCCATTGTTTGGAAACCCATCCGGATTCCGTCAGGAAGGTCAATACAACACCTGGTATTTTCAATACCGGGGAATATTCGGGGGCGGAACACCGGTCAAGGGCAACGGAGAATGTTATCTCCCTGTCCGCAAGGTCAAACAGTTGGTTGACATTCACAATGCTACGCGCCACGATTTGCTTGTTTTGCGAAAGTATGGTTTTCCTGTTTTCTTCCACCTGCTTGATGTCTTCCTGTAACTTCGCACCTTCATCGCCGGGAAATGCCGTTGAACTTGTATGTCCGAGAGCGAGGTCTGAACCGATGACGGTCAGTTGCGTGCCGCTCCAACGGTAACTCTTTCCATCCTCTTTGCAGAGGAAAACTTTTCCTGAATAAGGAATCCGCCCATTCATGCTTACCGAACCGAAATTGTCGGCATCCAGCCAGTTGTTGTAATAGGTGGGGGCAGAAACGGTTTCCCCTGTATTGGGAGCATACGAGATGACAAAGCAACCGTTGGTCTTGTCATAAACGACATTGCATCCCTCATCGGTGGAACTCTTGTCAAGGCTTGCCGTTTGGGTGGTAATACCGGTAACGATTTCCTGAAACTCAACCGCATCATCCACGTATGCGGGCAGGTGTCGGCTCGGTATCTTGCCCAGTTCGTCCAAAGGGGCAAGCCCGCCGTTTTCCCCCTTTGAGTTCTTGAATGTATTCAGCTGACCGCTGACTTCATTGGCTTTGTCACTTGCTTTTTTTGCTGTGTCTTTGACAGTATTGACTTGTCCTTGCAGTGAGTTGACGCTGTTTCCGAGAGTGGTCAGTTGTGTATCCTGTGCCTTGTCTTTTCCCTCAATGTCGGTCACATCGTCTTGCAACTTGGTAATATCCTCCTGCAATTTTTCAATGGCTTCGTTATACTCTCCGCTGTCAATGGTCGGATTGCCGCCGCTATGCCCGGTCGGCACCCATTCTCCGCCGTCGGCGACATATATCGGTGCAGGAAGAGAAGTTCCGACAAGTGCCCACCAGCCGTCATGCGGAAAAGGATAAGCTGCTTTTAACTTTTCAATGGTAGTGTACAGACCTTTTCCTGCTCCTTTGATATTTTTGGCTTCAAGCCAACCATCTACGACAACATTTCCTTTCAGATGGGTTTTCCCTTGGACAGTGGCATCGCCTCCTATTGCCGTATTGCGACCTACTGATACATCACCATCTATATGCTTTGATTCGTAACTCATATTAATACAGATTTTGCCAATTCGTTCAATGCGGAACTTTTCTCCGCATCACCGAATGTCGTTAATACTAATGCAGCTATGGTATATACCACAGCGTTGTAACATCGTCCGCAAATTTCTATCGCACCGTATTTGTCAATCTTCGGATAAGGTAGATATACGGCACGGCTTACTTTTGCTTCTGTTGTTTTGCATGAATAAAATTCCATCACTCTTCCTTCCGGGCGTATGGATATGGCACAGACAGGGCGTTGGTACGTTCCCCTGATACCTTTGAATCGGGAAGATTGTCTTGCATATTCCGGGTCATCGGTATTTATGGGATAAAATACTGCACGTTTCCAGTCATCCATTTGGAAAACGACAAAACGCATGAAATCCTCCGGAAGCAGTATCCATCCGCTTTCATGCTCTTTCCAAAATATAGCATCACCGAAGTTGTGTCCGCCGTCAAGCAGATAGGGAGGTGCGGAACTGTGTACACGCTTCACGGCTTCCACAATCTTGGACTTGATGATGTCGTTGAGTGCAAGCGTGTCCACATCACCGATTGCTGCCAATGTGTCACTTACCATGTTTTGGTCAAGTGCGATACGGACATCTTTCGCTATGTCGTCAAGTTGATAGACTGTCATACTCTTTTATCCGGTTATGACAATCCCTCAAACTCAATTCCGTTTGCGGCTGCCTGTTCAGTAATTGCTTTCATGCTGCGCATGGCTGTTCGGCTGATGCCGAATGTATCGGCAAGATAATCTTTTGCTGCGGACAGGTCGCTCACTTTCACTTTTTTCAGGGTTGGGTCATTTCCATCTGTGGTTTCTCCGTCCTGACTGTCTTCTCCTGTTACTTGGTTATCGACAGTTGGAATTTCTTTATCTTGCAGATTTTCTTCTGTTTTTGCATTTATCTTTTCACTTTCATCCTGCATACTGTGTAGCCGGAACAACTTTCCAAAATTGTAATGTTTTTCGATGGCACGCATTATGTCCTCGTTGTCTGTTGTAAACAGGCTGCTACCGTTAGACAGAGGTGTGAACGAAATATGCAGGTTCTTCTTACTTGGAAGCACTACGTTGATACTCACGTTGGTGTTCGCTTTATAGGTTTTAATCATATACTTGTAAATTAAAAAGGGATGGGACTCCTTATCCCATCCCCGGTTATTGATTTCTTTTTGTGGATTATTAAGGCTCTTCAACAGGAGCTTTGGCAAGACGCATTCTTGCATGTGCTTTTGCATAGCGCAAGTACAAGCAGCTTACTTCTTGGATTACTACCGCATCGGTACGGCGGATACCGGCTTTCTGCAAGTCAAGTACGTTTCTTGCCCAAGAGATATGTGTTTTCTTCGACAGGTATTCCGGGTCCATTGCAAAGCCGCAGTCGCTCATGCCATTCACGTCAAATAGTTCGTGATGAATGGTCAGTACCTCTCCGAAATCGGTATCCCAAGATTTGAATTTCAAATTCCAAACCTCAACAGTGTCTTTCAGGCGGAACTTCTCACTCTTGATTTTCGAGAATGCAGACAGCATATCGCTACCGCAGAAAAGGATTTTGCGTTTGTTGCCGATACCTGTACCCACAAAGAGGTCTTTGGTAATATCCACAAGGTTTTCATCGGTAATGACGGCGCACTGCTTGTCCGCATTCCATTCGCCCACTTCGATGTCTTTGCCAGCCATCCACCATATGCCGCCTGTAAACCAAGTGTTCATACCGTCCTTGGCAATATGCTTGATGACATTCTTGACACCGAACAGATAGGTATTCTCCATGGCGAGGCGCATATCATATACACCGTCCTCCTCAATGTCCGAGAAATTCCAGTTCACTTCCTTGGCGGCAATCTTGTCAAAGGTGGACTGCTCTACCTGAATCATGAAGTTCTGACAATACTGGGTTTCAGGCATCGGGATATTGTTGAAGCGTCCTGTCTGTACATCCAACTCACCACAAGCCTTACCCATACGAACAAGTGTTGTTCCTGAAGGAATCTCCGGTACAAGGATTGGTTGTTTACTCGAACTGTCCATGTCACCGTTAACAGCATACACGGTTGGTAAGTTTGTTGAGCTATCTTTACCGCATACACATAATACAAGGTCGGGAACATTGCTGTCTTCCAGCCCATATTTTGTTCCATCCGGCTTCGTAATGGCTTTCACACCTACTACTCGAATGGTATCATCCAGAGTAAACATGTTCAGGTCATCTACCGGAAGGGAGGTGCTGGCTCCGTTCAGCATCTTTTCTACTTTCTTGTTGGTACTGCACTTGATTTCTCTTGTGCCTACGCTGTAATACTTAACTTCGAAAGAGCTTGTACTACTTGATTTTGCATAACGGCTGATTTGGTCGATAGGAGTTGCCATCGGACGTATCTTCACGATACGTTTGTCCACATCGCTCAAATAAAAATTTGAGTCACCATCCGTTCTGCCTGCGGTTTCCGTTGCGATACCGTCTGTTCCGCCCGTACCGTCAGCTCCGGCTGTTGTTTTACCTGCATCAGGGAGTTCGGAGGCGTTGGCCATGAACACACCGCTTGATGCGCCTGTCACAAATGCCAATACCATCAGCATGATGCGACACAGAAAACTTGTTGCTTTCTTCATTGCTCTTTTAATTTTTGAAAAGTGAATAAATAGAATTGATTTTACTTGTTTGTCCTGCGTTTTTCTCCGCCACGTTCCCAAATGTTCTGAGTTCCGTAGTTTTGGTCAATGACACCCAAATCTGGCATTTCTCGTGAGCCGCCTTTGCCTCCGCCGTTCTTGCTGCCGAGGTTGGCTGTACCGTCATTCTTGCTGCCCTTGCGCAACTTTTCTTCAATCTTGGTGTTGCGGCCTCTTACTTCGCCTTCTCGGTCTGCCTGTTCCACATCGCTGTCATGCCGGATGGCTTTGAGTGCCATTGCCACGCTCTCACGTGTGAACTTGCCCATGATTCCGTCACGCACAATGCCGACAAGGAAATCCATTGCACTGTCAATGTCCTCATCAGATAGTCCTTCATCTTGCTGCATGGTTTCAAGGGTGGTCAAAGTCTCGTTGAGGTTCTTCTGATACTCTCCCTCGTACTCTTTCTCTTGGGCGATGCGTTCTGCAAACTCCTTATTGGCGGCTGCAAGTGCCTCCTGCTTTTCGGGGTCTTCAAGTGCGGCCTTGAAATCATCCCCGAATTTACGCACCATACCGATGATAGGGTCTTCGCCCTTTCTCCAGTCGGTAAGAAAAGCGGCACTGCGCGGGTTGCTTGCAAATAAGTCCGAGAGAGCTTTTTCTCGCTCACGGTATCCAGACAATTCGTTGTCGTAACTGTCGTAATCGTCATTGGTTTGACCAAATAACGCTTCATCATCGGCAAACTCCTTGTCGGGATACTTTGTTTTCAACCGTTCCATGTATCTGTCCCGGTTGCTTTTAACTTCCGTATTCTTAGGCATATACTGTAAATAATTAATGTTGTCTGAAACTTTGAAGCAAAAATAAGCTAAGATACACGCATTCTATGTTTATCTTTTTACGCTCCAATAGGTAACTTTGGTACACGGTTAAAGCTGTAATTTGTTGTAGGAATGAAACATAAAGGGGCATTGATGGAGTACTTTCAAGAACGTTCAGACGACTTGATGAGGGCGTACGATGAATATATTGAATCGTGCGACTACATCCGTATGCCTGATGTGTACAACAACATTGTCAATATGCCTTCACGCCGTTTTTGGGTAAGCGATATTCGGGCAGCTCTTGTGGTATCAGCGATGATGAAGGGCAAGGCGCATTTGGAGAAGATGTGTCCGTCCAAACGTGAAATGTACGAAGAAATCTATAGCCGTGTCATGGTAATGTACACCGATTATCCCGATAAGACTATTTCTGAACTATGTTCTATGGTTGTCATGCAGCCCGCCCCTAAATTCTACCTCACGCCTGGTAGTGCAAAGATTATGGTTTGTAAAGCAAGGAAAGAATGGGTAAGACGAAAACAACAAAGGCTGTTTCGCTTTTAATTTCAATCATTGTATGCTGCTTGGCTTTGCAGGATATTCAAGATTGGTCAGAAGTCGGTATCTTCAAAGATTGCGGACCGGGGTGTCGTATGTCATATCCATTTTATCATGTGAATATAATTCACGCCGCACTTAATGCGTGGTGTCTGCTTTCGGTCGTATTCATATACAATGTGTCATTATGGCGCTTGGTATTCGCATACATTTCCGCCGTATCTGTTCCAGTACTCTGTCTATCCAATATTCCTACGGTTGGACTTTCAGGGTTAGTATTTGTACTGTTCGGTTCCGTTTCTTTCGAGGTAGAAAGAAAGGTCTATTATCAATTATGGATGGTTGTCTATCTCGTCATCGGTTTTCTTTTTCCCGGCACCAATGCGTGGGTACACTTGTACTGCTATCTCGTAGGGTGTTTGGCGGCATTGTTGAACAAACCTGTAAAAATCGGTTAATATGCAGGAGGAAATCAGACTTATCATCGAAGAAAACAACCGCCGAAACGCAGAGGTGTATGCACGCTTTGACCCAATTGGCGGTTTCGGTTCGGTTGGGGAACGTGTAAAGGTCTGTATAGAGGACTTCCCGATACGCACCCAATACCTGCCTGTCGAAATGATGGATGTACCGCTTGTTCGGCAACTTGTCGAATGTGGCTCTGTCAAGGCATTCTTGCAGGAACTTGGAAATGCTAAAGAGGAAGATTATGAAAGCGACCGGCTCAAAGTAATAAGCCAGTTTGTGCGCATACGTAACAAATATGACTTCCCATTTTGGGCGGCAACATTCGTCTATATCAAGAACAAGGGGGGCGGCGAAGATGTGTTATTTCGCCTTACTCGACCGCAACGCCGTTTCGTTGAAAGGTTGGAACGATTGCGAAAAGCAGGTAAGCCTATACGCCTTGTCTTGCTGAAAGCACGGCAATGGGGAGGTTCTACCACCTCGCAAATATATATGGCATGGTTACAGTTGGTTCATAAAGTAGGACTGAACTCACTTATCATCGCCCATCAAGGTGCTGGTTCGGATGAAATCAAGGATATGTTCGACCGTATGATAAAGAACTATCCGGTGGATATGCTGCACAAACTGGGTGAAACATACAGCGAGAATGAGCCTAAAATGGTCGGGGTCGGTAAGTCGGGCAGTATTCATCGTGTACCGCAACGCAACTGTAAGATTAAGATTGGTACTGCCGAACGACCTGACTCCTGCCGTGGTGGAGACTACAACCTTGTGCATCTGTCCGAGGTCGGACTATGGAAAGCGACAGATGGGAAGAAGCCCGAAGACATTGTGCGCTCTGCCTGTTCGGGAGTGCTGCTGCGTCCATATACAATGATTGTATATGAAAGTACAGCTAATGGTACAGGTAATTTCTTTCAAAAAGAGTATGACGATGCTAAGAACGGAAAATCCCAGTTCGAGGCAATGTTCGTGTCGTGGTTTGACATAGAACAGTATTCGTTGCCTCTTGACGATGTGGAAGCTTTTGCACAAATGCTGTATGCAAACCGTGAGAATGACGGCATACCTTCATCCCGTGAGGAAAACGGCAAATATCTGTGGTGGCTGTGGGAGAAGGGCGCAACGCTTGAAGCTATCAATTGGTACATACAGGAACGTGCCAAATATACCGAACACGGATTGATGGCGGCAGAGTTCCTTCCGATGATGTTGAGGCGTTCGTTCATTCCGGCGCACGTGTGTTCGACAAATACAAGGTCGAGAAACTTAAAGCATCATGCAAGCCTCCACGATATGTAGGAGAAGTATATGCCGATGGTGATGAGGGGAAGAAAGCATTGCAAAACCTCCGTTTTGTTGGTGACAGCCAAGGCTTGCTACATATTTGGGAAATGCCTGAGATTTACGATGACGAAGTGGTAACCGACAGATATTTGACGGTGGTCGATGTCGGTGGGCGTTCCAATAAGGCTGACTGGTCTGTCATTGTCGTGTTCGACCGTCTCTTCATGACTGACGGAGGAAAACCCACCGTTGTGGCGCAATGGTACGGACATATAGATATTGACCTTTTGGCGTGGAAAGCGGCACAGATAGCGGCTTTCTATGACAATTCCATGCTTGTGATTGAGAGCAACACACTTGAAACACATGACAAGGAAAGGCAGGTGGACGGAGACCAATCCCAATTCATTCTCAATCAGATTAAGGATGTTTATCCCAACCTGTACGCACGCAAGCAGTCGGAGGAGGCTATTCGGGAGGGATTGCCAGTGAACTACGGTTTCCACACCAATATAGCCACAAAGCCGATGGTAATCTCAACCCTTGTGAAAGTCATCCGTGAGAGCCTGTATGTTGAGCGTGATGCCCGTTGTCTGGACGAATATCTGTGTTATGAGAAGAAACCGAACGGGGCGTTCGGGGCGATTATCGGTAAACACGATGACTTGTTGATGACCCGTGCCATTGGTCTGCACATCTGTTTCTTTGAAATGGATATGCCTAAATTCGTACCTCGTGTGGGAAGATATATCAGCAGGAAGAAAAAAGCGGTATCTGCCGCAACAATATAGTTTAACAATTTAACAATAGGAAAGATGAACATCTTTAAGAAAATCCGTGCTTCACTCCGTTTGCGTGAGGCAGTAAGACAAGCCGACAAGGCACATCGTGAGAATGGACAACGCTACTATGTAATGCCGACAAGTGGCGTGAGTGGACAACTTGTAATTATGGATAGGAACAATTTCCGTAAACTCAAGCAGAAGCACTATATCAACCATAATACATTCGTCAGAGACCTCGAATTTGAGTGTTTCTATTGCACTCCGTACAATAACGGTGCAGGTAAATTATCTTCGGCTGTAATGGCGAAAAAACGTAATCAGTATTACTCATGGTTGGAAGCAATCGGCAAATCAAGAAAAAATGGGAAAGTACGGAAATATTGACGGTATAGCAACACTTACCAACGACCCGCTCGCACTTGACAATATCAATAAGTTTAAAGTCGGGGACCGGGTGATGTGCAACGATAATGGTGTCATTGGTACGGTCAAGGAATTGGATATTCCGAACGAAGCCTGTATTGTTGATTTCGACAATGGAGAGGAAGATGTCTGGATAGAGAAATTCCAACTGTCCAAAGAATAATAAATAGACATGAGGGTGTATCAAATTGAATATATTTGGTACACCCTCATTCTTTATCCGCTAAGCATGGGCTAATTTGATTCTTTTCTCGTTGCCTCTTGACCAAATGTCATCTTCGCTTTGTCCATATGTCGCAAGCTGTTCTATTTCTTTCTTTTGTTGTTCCTGCCAAGGCTCAAACTCTATAATATCTCTCATAAGCCATGAATCCCACCGTCCTCTGAAACAGATACCCCGGTCATCAAGGTACACATCGGCTATGATTTTTCCGCTTGTATGTTCCGGTTGATTCGGGTTTTCGTTTATATGGTCGTATGAAATATTGTTTTCTGCCAACCACTTTTCCAATTTTTCAGTTTTCTTGCGTGTCGTGAAGATGATGATAGTCCATCCGTTTTTCTTTAGGGTGGCTGTACCTGTATCTGCGTTCGGTATCATCTGCCCAAACACATCCTCGCCTTGCCAACCTTTACTGTAGTCATGAATGACACCGTCAAAGTCTATACAAATAGTTTTCTGTTCCATGATGTCGTTAAATTAAAATTATTGCCTTATTGCATTATTCAGTTTGTTCACGGCCTGCATGTTCGCACCTTGTTGCGCTTGCGCCATCAGTTCGGGAGAAAGACCGTCAGGCATTTTACCCTGTTCCAATTGCTCTTTCTGCGACTTGATGCTCTGTAATAGTTCATCGGCAAACGGGAAGTCGCCATGTTCAAGTAGTTGTTCCACGCTGATAGCTTGTGCTTGCCACAACTGCATGAGTATGTCGTTGGCAAGATGCCTGTATGCAGGGGTAGTTGTACTTTCTGTGATGCTCAAGTCAAACTCCACGTCTCGTATCTTTTTCGGGTCGTATTCAATTTGCGCACCGCTCCGTCCGGCAATGTTGAACACGCGCTTACTGTCATAGAACTGCTGTATATTTTTTACATCCTTGTATGCACCATCTACCACAAAACCGCTGAAACATTCCAACAGGTCAAGCAAAGTGGTAGTGGCATTCTGCGTCTGTTGTTGGAAATGGGCGGCACTTTCACCCGAAAACCCAGGCTTGCCTTGTAATGCTCCTGTTACACCTGAAATGTCTTCAAAGAACTTCAATTGAATATTCAGCAGTTCAGCAATGCCGATGTTGGTCGAATTGTTGGCCACTTGTTCCGGCACACGTCCGCTCTTGCTCGGTCTATAGACAATCACACCGTTGAACTCAGCCCAGCTTTCCGCAATGTCGTCAATGCTCACTCCGTCCGGCAGACAATCATCGGGCATCATCAGTACCCCTTTGGCACTCGCACGCATTATCCAGTCATAGAGGGTTATCAGTCGGTTGGTATATCGTTGTTGGTCGATGACATCGGCCACGAACGAATGGATTTCACCGTCAATGAACGGATAAGCCTTGAATACGTATGGGTGGCTGTCATGTTCGTATGGCGTTTCTCCCTCTTTCAGAATATCTCCGAATGGCGACAGATAGTAGAAATACCAATAGTCGTCAATAAACCACGTGGCTTTAACGAGCGGTACTTCTTCTTCGGGCATACCGACTGACTTTGCCATTTCGATGCGTTCATCATTGACGGCGACCACACACTTTTGGTAATCCTCCACGTCAATCTTGAAGATGTCCCCGTTTTGGTAGTCATGGCACCGGTATCTTGGCTTTTGCTCCTTGCGCCACACCTCGATAACTCTGCATCGTCCCGGCTCACTCGTAAACAGAAAATCGTAGTTTTCCAAACGACTGTAGCCGAAACGCTCTGCATACGAGGCGATGTATTCTTTCTTTGCCGCCCACTTGTAGATGTCCCTAAGTCTGCGGTAATCTTCGGGTGAAGAGGCAAACTGTTCGCAAAGCTGTCCGAATGAAATGTCGTGTATCTCGCCAAGAACCGACACATCCCACCCTCGAAAATCTCTCATATTATTATCTATGAAGAAATTGTTTGGCTGTACATAGTCCGTCCAACAATCTTCTTTTCCGTTACGCCAACCGTATGATTTGCGATGTACAATGAATCCGCTGATAAGAAACTCCTCCATTGTCCGGGCATATACCTCCGTCATCCGGTTCAGTTGCATATTGCATTGCAGAATTGTACTCATCGTTTCGCCCAATTTCTGCTCGTCTCGGTCACGTGCTGTACAGGTCGGTTCTTTGCTCTGGCTTCGATACACGCCGAGTACGCTTTTTACCAATCTGCGGATAAGGTTGTTCTTCAATGGCACATTGCCCTGCCTTTTGATATACTCTTCTTCCGTCATGGTCTCACCGTCCACACATATTTTGTCATCCCACTGAAAACCGTAGGTATATCGCTTGTTGCGCTCTCTGTCCTTTCGGAAATCCTCCATCTGATTCCAATAGTGCTGTGCCTCCATCAATATATCAAACGCCCTGCGGTCGCCCGACTGCCGTGAAGACATTACTACGGTATCCATTTCCTCCGTATCACGTTTGGGTGCGACACGGCTCATGAACAGCAGTCTTTTATTTCCATTTTTTGTATTATGCATAATCGTTAAATATTATCAGAATGCTTAGGATAGACACAAAGGTACTATCCAAAGCATTCCTTTCAAGTATAACTATTTACGTTTACGGGTGAGGTTTATTTCATCTATCATTTCTTTTTTGACTTCGTTCAACTCGGCTTCGATGTCCTTGCGTTCCTCGTCACTGATTGCTTCTTTCAATTCATTGTAGAGGTCGTCAATGTCTTCACGATAATCCTCGAAAATTTCGTAACGCTCGTATTCGGGTGAGTTGTAGAGGAAATCAATTTTTTCCGCATAGTCAAATATGCCGTTGTCGGTATCTTCCTCATAGTGCTTCAACCGGGATTTCAATCGGTCATGTTCCTCTTTCAACCGGAAATACTCATTGTTCACAGCCCTGTATTCGGTTCGTTCGTCCCCGGCTTTCACAAGTCGGTTTACCAACAGGATGCTGCGAGGGTCATACTCTCGGTCTCCTGCAATGGTTTCTGCAGTCTTGCTCAACTTGTCGATTGTTCCGAACACACCTCCGAAATAACCGTTCAACATATATTCTATCTTTGCCGGGTTAAGGTCGATTGCTCCTTTTGTGTATGGGTCTCCGCCTGTTGCTTCGTTCATTACATTTGCAAGCCCAACAATGTATTTGTTGGCACTCTTGTATGCTTTTGTCCATTCGGGCATATCCTTATTCCAAGGTGTGTTCTTATACAAAGGCATACCTGTCCAACTCTTTTCCGCTACGTAGGCTTCCCACAAAGGTTTGTAGGCACTCGGCACAAAGGCGTTCAGTCCTCCACCGCCCTCCAAGAAATCAATCGGCAATATCTGTGTCGCCTGTCCTGCAATGGATTCTGCTATTTCTCCGCCTGTAAGATGTTCCTTCCCGTTAAGCAGAAATCATCAGTTCTCCCATACCGTAAACAGCCCTGTATTCTACCGGAAGAGGAATGGATACCCAACTATTTCCTGCCCTGAAAAGAATATTGCTGCGCCTTACATATTCGGGAAGATTGTAGTATGCGTTCTTGTCATCATCGTCATCATCATCGCCACCTAAGTAGGCCACAATGGCACCAAGAAGGAATATCGCTGCAATACCTGTAAAAGCTTTGGCAGGGTGGCGTTTCATCTGCCGTCCGAAGTTTGCCGTACCTTGAATGGCGGCATTCCAAAAGACATAGCCGCTACGACCAAGTCCCGATACCAATGCACTGGCATTACCAGTCTTTGTCTGCCCTGTACTGTCATAGAATTTTGCTCCGCTGCCTTTCTTGTTGAAGTTTACGCTTATCTCCTTTGCATCATAGATGGCTCTGTCTATGCTTCTGCCCATTTCACGTGATGTCATGAAAGCGGCAAAACGGGCGCTGTTCTCGACTGCCCGGTTGTATTCATCAAAGCGTTCACCCAACAAGTCCCATGCTTTTTTTACAGGAATCTTGCCGTTCGATTTTTTCAGTTCCCTGCGTATGTCGTTTTTATGCTGTTCAATGTCCCGGATATTGGCATAGCCTGTTTCTCCTCCGTTCATCATGAACTGATGAAACATCGCTTCCGTCTTGTTACCCATGTCAAGTGTCCCTTTTCGGTGCTTTGCCAAAAGTTGCTTTATCCTTACAGGGTTGGCATACATATAATTTCGATGAAAACGCAGTGCGTAGTTCGGGCTTTCCCTTATCCAAGTCATGGTGTTGGTGTATAGCATATCTCGCATGAAGTTCGATACGATGAAGTCCGGGTTGCGTGTGGTATAGAACGCACTCAACTGTCGGTTGATGTTTTCTCCGGCACGGAGAATAGCCCCGATTGCTCCCGACATATCGTTATCGGGATTTGTCTGTCCGTTCAATGCCTGTGCCGCACGAGGATTGCCGTTTATGGTAATCACATAATCCCTGCCGCCACGTTTCACTACAATTTGGTGCTGCCTCATATCCCGGCTTTCCACAATACGATAAGGAATATTCACGGTATCCTTGCCGTGCTTGTACCGGTCAGGATATTGCTGCGCCAATGACTCCATTTTAGTTTCAAAGTCCAGCATCTTCCGGTCCACCACTTCGGGAGTATCTGTACTGTCTATGTTGTCAGGAAACACTGGCTTCCATTCGTTGGCCACCGCATCGTATTCTACCCAAATGTCGCTCACACTGGCAAGGTCGCTCGGATGGTTGAGGGCGAAATTAAGGAAACGCTGTTTTACCAATTTGTTTCGGTTGCCCTGCATGATAGCACCTTCAGCCATTGATTGCAGATTGGCAAACGGGTCATCAGCTTTCGACCTACGTCCTTCCGCTTTCTTGATAGGAGCATTGAATGCACTTTGCTTGTGCGTCAGATATGCGTATGCTTCAGAGCTGGTCTTTTCGTCAAAACCTCGTAACGGAATGTAAAAATCATACATACCTGAAATCTTGTCAAATGTCGATTTGCTCATCATGCCACATTCGTATGACTTTGAAAGTATTGCTTTGCTCACTGCATTGACTTTTTCCCAAAGGTCGGCAGTGTCGTGTGCCTGTTCGTAATCATCAATCATCAGCTGCGCTTCCGCTTCTGCATCAGCGACATTATCCATACCTGTAAGGGCTGTAAGTCCGGCATAGTCGGTTTGGTCTGCATTGGTTGCCCCATTATTGATTGCTTCATTACGCATATATGTATTGCGTTCAAGTCCGTGTTTCGCCATCATGTAATCGGTCAATTCCTCACGCTCTGCCTCAGTCCGGGCGAGTTTGGCAACTTCATCAAGCATTGGCTTGAACAGGGTGTGGGCAAAGGCATCTGCTTCGGCTTTGTTCACACTTGACAGACGGTTTTCTCCCAAGTATGCGTTTTCAAATCCGTCCACATCCTCAATGTTTGTTTCCTTGCCAAGGATTGCAGTCATGGCTTCTTTCAAGCCGAGCATACTGTCCTGTAATGCTTCCTGTGATTGGAACATGCCGCTTTTCACACGCCTTTCATAACGGTCACGGGCCAACTCCCTTTCATGTCTTTCCGGGTCGCCGTCACGGTACAGGGCATCATCGTTTTCGGCAACTGTCTGACGATGTGGGTCGGCAACCGCATAATTGCCTACTTTCAGTTCATACTGCTTTGCCACATCGGAGGCTTCTCCCAATATGCTTCTATATCTGCCCGGCTCTGCAAGGTTCTCGTAGCTTCGCCACAAGATGTAGCGAAGTTCGTTATCCGATAGAGTAACCCCTCTGAAATCTTCAAAGCCTATCTTATGGAGCATATTCAGGAAGAAATCCTTTATCTGCCGCCACCAACCTGCATTGATATTTTCAAATTCGGTATCTTCGGCAAGCGAAGCCAGATATTCTTCGGTAGCCTTACGGAAATCCCAACCGTTTTTTGCAGCCATATCTACAATGCGTCTGCGAATGCTTTCTTCTGCATTGTTGAATACATTATCGAGGAATGTATCAAAATGTTCGCCGAACAACTGGCGCAAACCATAATGCGCCACAGCCTCATGCAGCAGTGTCTGTTCTACATCAAACGTACTTGTATGGTTGGGAATGACAATGGTTATCTTCCCTGTACTCTTCGAGTAGAAGCCTTTTGCACGCTGTTTCTTGCCCTCCAAAGTGCTTGCATCAGTAACGACCTCAACATTGTCAAGATGCAGCTTCTTTGCAAATTTCTCGACACGTTCAGCCATTCTCCTACGCTCACGCTCGGCAAACTCTCTGCGCTGTTTTCTCGTTCCTCTCGGTTTGCCAAGAGCCTTTGAAACAGGGTCGCTCTCCATTGCCAACTCATCATCAGTATATGTTCCTACACCATCACGATAGTCGTTGGCAATCTCTGCATTGAGAGCGTTAATCTGCTCGTCTGTAATAGCACCGTCCTGTCTGCGTTGAGGCTCACGACCTGCTGCCTTTACCAATTTGTCCACTTCCGTAGGAGTGAGCAGACGGTTTACACGCATTGCGCCTGTGATTATCCACGGGTCTGTCTCGGGGTTTGGATTGGTACGATAGGTATATGCACCATTTTCCGGCACTCTCGCAAACCTGCATAGCTATGTTGGAACTTGCCATTCTGATTGTAGCCATAACTCATAGCCTCCTCTTGGTAGTCCACATCGTTAGCATATTCTACCTCTGCCCATACAAAGTTTGCAGGGAACAATGTGCGCTCGCCGTTCTCATCATTGCGGTTGAACTGCAAAGCGTATGGAATTTCACCCAAGTGCCAACCGGGGCGATAGGCAAGTTTGCCACTTCCGCCCTGTGTACCTTTGCCGCCGGCCTTAACCTGTGAACGTCCTGTCTTGCTCTGTCCTGCAATAGGAGCTGCATCTGCATCAAGCCATACGCCAACAGGTGTAGCCTCGCCATTAGGGTTGGCTACCATTGGTGGATAAAGTTCGCCGTTCTTCAACACGAATACCTTGTAACCGATACCTGTGTTGATTGGTGCTGCTTCCTCACGGATACGATACATAGTATCATCACTGCGATACAAAGTGTCGTCATCCTCATCGGTCTTTTCAAGATTATCAGCAGCCTCAACAGAAGCATCCATTTCTGCGTACTTGGCTTCTTTTTCCTCCAACTCTTTCTTCATCTTCTCGGCATAGTCATCGTATTGCTCACGAGCCTGTGCCAATTCTGCCTCATACTCAAAAGGCTTGCCCTCTCTTGACAACAACTGCTCCAACTCTGCTTCGTTGTGTTTCTTGTTGCGGTGTGCCGCCTCTAAACGCTCAGCAAAGTCTCTGCCTGTAATCACGTTCTTGGTAATATCCTCAATCGCATTACGAAGCAGGTTTTGACGTACAGGAATATCCTCTATGCCAAGTTCCGGGCAAGAGTAGTGCATTTTGCGCTCTACATCATTGAACAGGGTCGCACCGTCACGAACAGTCTGCCTTGTCAATTTGGTGGTAACAACAAATGAGAAGTCGCCAATCTTTATAGTCAGCTCTCGTTTCTGCTCGCCTGCAATCTCGCCGTCTTTCATCTGCTTCATTTCGGCAAGGACACTCTTGTTGTGTTCCTTGAAGAAATCTTCCATTGCCTCAACAGAAGCAAAACGATGTTTGCCAATGATGATTTCGGTAAACTTGCCATCGGGGAATGCTGATTGTACGGCTTCCAAATATCGGCTATTATCCTCTATTCGTTTCTCGGCATCCTTGATAAAGGCTTTAATCCTCGGCTTCGCATTGTGGATATAGGTTTGGTCTGCCTCCCATTGCTTTTTACGGCTTGCATACTTGCGGACATTCTTTTCTGCATTGTTTTTCAACATTGCATACTCGCTGCCGGAGAGCTGCGCCACGGTATCGCCGAACACATCTTCTTCCTCCTCAAGCACACGATTTGTCATACTGTTCGCCATCATCTGCTTGCCGTTCATAATGCTGTCAGCAATAGCACCCTTTGTTTTCAGTCGTTGGTATGCTGTAACGTCCAAGCTATCCTCAACACCGAAACGCAACACACGAACAGGCTTGCCCATTGCTTTATGCAGGTTGCCCTGTCGCAAGATACGTCCATTGCGCTGTGTGTAGTCCATTGGGCGGTTAGGTGCGTCCAAGTGTATCAATGTGTGCAGACGCTCCTGTATGTTCACACCTGTACCAAGAGTAAAGGTAGAGCCAAGTATCACACGAACTTCACCACGGTTTACCTTCTCGAAGATTTCAAGTTTCTTCTTGACGGTCATTCCCGACTTCATTACAACAATCTCATCGGCAGGAACACCCTCGGCAATCAGTTTGGCACGAATATCCTCATACAGATTGAAACCACTCTCTTTGTTCTGATAGTTATCAGCAAAGATGGCAACTGTTCCCTTGTAGTCGGCAGTTTCTTTCAGTGAACGCAGTGTTTGCCTTACCGCCTCATTGGTCTTGCTGTGTGCATCGTCCTCTGCATCGGATTGTACCAAGCGAGCATCAACGGCTGCGGCTTTGGCAATACCATACATAGTGAGTGGAATATGGCTGTTCTCTTTCTTCTCCTTGCCGCTCATCTTGTCGTATTCTTCAAGTTGAGCCTTGACGAACTTCATAATGCTACGCAAAGCACGTGTCTGTGGCAGGTAGAGGTCTTGCGCCTTGCTTTCTTCCATCTCGGGTATCTTATCGCTTACGCCTCCTGCTTCCCTTGTGAGAACGGTATCAGATACGCCCGACCATATACGCACCAACTCGGGGAGGTTTACATAACCTGCAAAGCGGTTGTTCTCCTTGAACTTTCCGCTTGTGGTGAACTCCAACATCTGCTGAATGTTTCCGAAGTTGCGTACAAAATCATCGAAATAGTAGATACCGTATTCCTCCATAGTGTCGGCAGGCATCAGATAGCGCATAAACGTCCATATCTCGGCTGCTGTGTTGCTTATAGGTGTACCTGTGGCGAAGATTACGTTTCGTCCGTTGTTCTTCTCCAATACAGCCTGTGTCTTCAAGTACACGCCTTGCGACTTCTTGCTGTATGACGGGTCCACACCCTTAACACCACGCTGCATAGCGGTGGCAAATCCGAGGTGCTTGTATTCGTGTGCCTCATCAATGAGCAGGGCATCAATACCCATATCATCGAAGTTCTCGACATCATCAGTCCTGCGGTCGAGCATTTCCATTGCCTTGACTTCTGCGTTCTGCAATGCAACAGCACGTTTCTTCTCATCTGCGGCAGTACGTTTCTTTGCACTCTCATCACTCAACCCTGCAAGTTGTTCCTCCAACAGTTCGATTTCTCTTTCAGCCTGTCGGGTAATCATACTCTTGCCGTTAGGGTCTGCCTCTTTCATCTTCTCAAGCACAAGCATTTTCTCCTCAATCTTCGACTGAACGAATGCCATTTGTCGCTCCTCGCTGTCTGGGATAAACTCAAATGTAGATTGAGGCACTACAATCATATCCCAATCATTGTAGCGTATCTTGGCATAGAAGTTCTTTCTTCCCTCTGCGCTGCGGTCTGCTTCTTCGAGGGTCAAAATCTTTGCATTGGGGTAGAGTTCCTTTGCACTTGCAACAAACTGTCCTACGGTGGCATTCTGCACCACAATCATAGGTTTGCGTGCAGTACCCAAGCGGCGCATCTCCATTGCAGTTGATATAAGAGTGAATGTCTTACCTGTACCAACCTCGTGAGCAAGCAACAACGGCTGCATCGTTCCCCTTACAATGGCTCTGCCTTGATGTGGGCGCATCTTGAACTTGTGCGATGCACCGCCGAAGTATTCCGGCACAAAGTCATCGGGTATGCTCATAGGCACATAGTTGTTGAACGTGTCGTTATAGATACGCTCCATACGCTCGCTCATTTCCGCATCACTCTGCATCTTCTGCCTTGCCCACTCCTTGAAGTCCTGACGTATCTCGTCAATCTTGGCAGCACAAGCCTGTGTCGCCTCCTTGTCGGTAATGGTCTCGGTAGAACCGTCCCAATTCTTCTTAACGGTAGAAACGGTGATGCTTCTGTTCTGAATGGCTGCTTCAATAAGGGTGTGTCCCATAACGGTACGACCGAGCATTTCGCTTGTAACGCCCATAGCACGGTTCTTCTCGTAGTTGGTAAAATATGGTTCATTCATAAACCAAGTACCGCCTACGGCTGTGAATTGCACGCCTACCTCGGTGCGCTCTTTCACATATTCCTCGTACATCTTCGGCTCTATCCAAGAACTACCCAGAGTGAAGTCAATCAAGTGGGCAGGAATATCCATAGGAACAACCTCCTGCAATGCCTTGATATTGCTGTCATACTCGCCGTTCTCGTTGTTCTCCTGTGCTTGGCGCAGTTTCTCACGCACATTGCCGCTCAAATACTGATAAGAAACCTCTATCTGTCGGGTAGTAGGGTCTTCAAATCCGTAACCGCTCTCGATGATTTCTTTCTTAACGGCTTCCTCGCTCTGTCCGAGCTGCTCTGCAATGTATGGAACATCAACACGACCGAACTTGAAGATACTTGCGATGATACCGTCCTTTACATTGGTTGGGGTCGGCTCTTTCTCTTTCTCGACAACACGTTTGCTGAATACATCGGTCTTGCCGAACTTCTGTACCTTGTTGCCCTTTGCATCGGCTGTTTCTTCAAACTTTTCAAGAGCAAACACGTTGGCATAGTCCACATCGTTGCGGAGGAACGCAATAGCGGTGTTCTTGTTGAAATGTCCGTAAGTGGCTACAAAATCATCATAAGCCTTGTTGAGTTTGGCAAGCAAAGGCTTCAAACCCTTGTCATCATCATTGTTGGTTTGGTAATCGAGAACTTCTGCAAGTGCTTCCTTGATGGCGGTGTATGCCTCAAAGCATTCAACCTTTGTGTGTCCCTTTACCTTGTTGGCATTCACTTCGAGGGGCTGTGCAGCACCGATGGCGTTGATATACAACTTTCCGTCACTAATGAACACCTCACCAATCTTCTTGCCGGGTATTGCATCAATAACCTCAATCTCATCAGTAGCCTTGTCGCCAAATTCCTCTGCGGTGAACGACTGAACGAACTCTGCCAACATCTGCTCCTGCTTCTTATCCTGTTTAGGATACAAGCCCTTGCTTGTCGGACGGAATGTGTCGCCCTTTTCAAAGGCGAAGTGCATTTCACCTGCCATATTCTCGGGGTGTTCAATGAAATACTGATTGTAGTCCATTGAAAGCTGCTTCACAACAGGAACAATTTGCCCATTTTTCTTGCGTGTTTCGCCTGTGTTGTACTCTGCCATACGCTCACCCGAAACGTTGCTTACATCAATAGCGTGGGCAGACTTCTTGCCGTTCACACGCTTGCGAATGACAATGATGTCCGAGGTTACACCTGTACCGCCGAAAGTCTTGTTGTGCATACGGAACGCACCAACAAAGTCTGCGCCTCCCTCATTCACAATCCAATCACGTAGTTTCTTGCTACTGTCAAGCGTACCATTGGACGTGATGAAGATACCCAAACCACCCTCACGCAGTTTGCGCACATTCTTCGCTATACAGAAATCGTGTATGTTGTGGAATTTCTTTGACAGGTCTTTGTCGCCTGTGGTATCGTTCACACGCAAACCTGTTACAAACGGAACATTGGTAATAGCCAAGTCCACGCTACCATTGGCAATGCGTGTCTGCTCAAAACCCTGTATCTCCACCTTTGCATCGGGATACAAGAGAGAGAGAATGCCGCCCGATGTACCGTCAATCTCAATGGCGTGAATATCGCTTTGCTCGCTGATGTGAGTAGGCATCTGTCCCAAGATGTTACCGATACCTGCCGAGCCTTCAAGAATGTTGCCGCCCTTGAAGCCCATTTGCTCTGCAATATCCCAAAGAGTATCTACAACGTATGCAGGGGTGTAATATGCACTATTGGCACTCATCACCGCCTCCTGGTATGCAGCCTCTCCAAGCAATTCACGAAGTCGCTTTGCGATATTGTTGGGGGCGTAGTATGTTCCCTCGCTGAAAACCTTACCTAAACCGCCCCAACCGCTGAACTTGCGGAGGGTCTGCATCTGCTTCTTGGTAGCCTGTTCGCCGCTCTCAATGAGTTGCTGCGCCAACTCGATAGCCTTTATATTAGCTTCGATACGTGCATCTACGGAAGTAGGGGCGTGGTCTTTGCCTCGCTCTGAATGGTTGTTGCGAGTGTTCTTTGGCTCGGTTACGGTGTCTGAAAGTCGAGGTCGCACAGTCCTATCGACTGCATCGCCTGTTCTTTTTCCTCCGAGGTCAGTTCCTCGACTGTCTTGTTGATTGTTTTCGCTACTTGTTTCAGTGCCTCTTGATAATCCTTGCTCGTGTCGATTACCGTTGGCTGACACTCCTTCGGAGCGTTCTGCATCAGTTCTCTGTAATCCATTTTCGTTGTTCGTTTCGTTATCAAATAAGCTGTCAAACAAACCCAACTCGCTTGACTGCTGTGAATTTACTGCTTTTTTCTCGTTCTTTTTACGTGCAGGGCGGCTTTTTTTGATGCGTTCCTGTGCAATCTCTGCCTCTTGTTCCACCTCCGCCTCTCTCGTTACGGTTTCGGCAGTGGCAAGTGCATCAATGCTTGTCTTGCCGAAATTCGCCACGTCAAACTTCTGTACCTCATCGTATGGAGTCATGTCGGCATCCAGTCCGTTTTCTGCCACCTCCGGCAAATCCCTCGCACCATTATAGAACGCTTTGAGGTATGGGCGTATGGCATCGCCCAAGTCTGCAATCATGGCTGTTGCATACTCGGCAAATTTGCGTGTGCCTTTCTCGATATGATAGACAGCCATTTCCGTACCGATGGCAAGTGTTTCCGGGTCTATTCCCATATTCATTTGACCGAGCAACTTCTTGCGCATACGCTCACGGAGTTCTGCATAACGTTCATCGGTAACAAGACGATTGCCACTCGGATTATTTTCCGACTTAGATTCTTGCTCTGTGGCTTCCGCTTTTTCTGTACGTACAATCTCCCTAATCTTAACCTTGTTTCAAGAATGGTTTCAACAGCGTCACGCAGTTCCTGATTAAAATTCTTGGGATTACGTACAATCTCCAACATTTCTTCAGGACTGTTTGCAGTATAATTGAAACGTCCATCCCCGATAGGGATAGGTCCGCTCACATCATCACGCTTCAATGTGGTTAATCCCGTTTTCTTATCAACAGAAACAGAATATTGCCATACAGGGGTGTATTCCTGTCTTTCTTCCGGCTTTGATGTTTCCGAAAGTTGAGGTTCTGCAAACTGCACATTACCGTCATTGACAGCCTGCATATCAGACATTGAGACAGGCGGTTGTGATTGTGCATCAGTTGCATATTCTGCCAAGCGTTCAGCATCTTCCTTGCTCCGCATCATGAAGCCTTGCTTTTCCTTATCCCACCAGCCTTTCAGTTGTTTGGCAAACATTGTGGTGTGCTTCCGAACAGTATCTCTTAATTCATCATTAAACTTCACAAGGTGCATATCCAACACCTTACCTCTTTTGGTGGTGTATTGTGCCTGAGTAATGGTGTATGCAGCATCAGTCGGTGTTGTCGTTTCTTCATTGAAATTGTTTTGTTCCAATTTCCGCTGTTCAGTAAAGAGGTCGTTTATTTCGGAAATAATGCGGGCTTCCTCAAATATATCACTCTGACCATGTGCGGCTTCTTGTTCCTTGTGCAGTTCTTCAATGCGTGATTTGATTTCAGAAAGTCTGTTGACTTGTGTACTTGAACTCTGTTCCTCAACACTTTTAACTGATTTGTATTCAGCAAACGCTTTAGTCTTACGGTGGCTACTATCTATCCACTTCTCGAAATCCTCTAAGTTGACACCGGTCACCACTGTCTTGTGTTTCTTCGCCCAGTCGTTGTCATAATTCGCAAAGTAAGCTGCTTCGGCATCGTCAGTCTCATTGAAACCAAGCATTACCTTATGCTCATCAAAGCTGCCGTCCTCATTATACTGGTCCACCACGAACACCCTGCGTCCGTTCCAAGCGTCAATATCATCAGAGAGGAACACGTCTATGTGGTCTCCATCCACGCCCTCCGTGCCACGAATGTAGCCGTAGGTGTTCTGCATGGTTGTTTCCCACTTATTGCCGTTGGCATCCACACCGCTGCGCACACTGCCTTTAGGTTGCTCGATAGTAATATCGAACACCCCGACCTGCACATGACCTTTCTTATAATTTCCGGCTTCTTTCTGCGCTTCGGTCGGATTTACATCAACTTCCGCTTCTGCCGCTGCAATTTTTTCTCCTAACTCACTGCTTTTAACAGAATTATTTGTACCTTTGCTATCAGAAAGCATAGTGGTTTGAGGCGCATCCGTGCCCTCGGTAGCGAGGTCAGACACATTCCCTTGCGGCGAGTATAAGCCTTGTTCCATGTCTGAGGCATCAGAAACATTATCGGCGTGTTTCCAAACCATTTTTCCTTTAGTAAGGAGGTTCGCAATGGCGTTCCTCCTTTTTTCTTGGTTGGAAACAACTACCTCTTTACCGTCTTTGCTGACTGTGATTGAAGTGAAATAATAATACCGAGAACCGTCAGCTTTTTTAAATGAACGTATGAATACATAGGAAGATGGACGTTCTGTAGTATCTCCCTCTTTGGCTTCACTAACATCTTCTATGATAGCATGAGGATGTTCAAGTGTAGGTTTAATCATACCCAATTTACCATTTCTGCCTTGTCGCATCAATTTTGTAAATTGGTTTTCACCCATTTTTACATTGCCTATCGGTGTTGTGACGATACCATCTTCACCGAATAGGGCATCCCAGTTTTCAATAGTGAGGTCTATTTCAGGAGCAATTTCAGCACTCAATTCCATATCTGCAATGAAGTCTTGTGCTTCATCCGCAGTCATGGAACGGCCAATTACTTCCGTTGCATCATTTTCCTCTTCTTTATTTCCTCTATCTTCGCTCTCAACTCCGCTTCTTCCACCATCTCTTTCAATTCTTCCTCCACTGTCGGCTGTCCCATTTCCGTCCTCAACTCGTTCTCCTGCCGGAGCATCTCCCCAGCTTCCTTGCTGCCCTCGTTGGCCTGTTGCAGTATCGCCAACCAATACATTGCTTCGCTGTTGTCCATCGTAGATAATGTTTAATGTTTCGTAAATAGCCTGTGCAAGCGTCCGGGGAGTGTTGTCCGGCTGCTCGAACAGGGTTGCTTCCTGTGTGCCTTGAATAAGGTCATAGATTCTGTTAAATGTATTTTGGATAATGCCTTGGGTTTCTCCCTTGTACATCGTTGCCAAAAGCAATGCGAAGTTACTGAAATTATCGGCAGGGAGATAACTTTCGCCCGTTGCATCATCAATCTGGTATTGGTGTTTCCAACTTTCAACGGCTATCCGTGCCTCTTTGAAATTTTTCGCATCGGTAAATTGTTTGTCCTGCGACAAGGCATAATAAGCCCGGATTGAGTTCTGTATCTCCTCAACCATACGCTCTGCATTCGGACTGTCATAATCCCGGAATGCCGTTGCGAGAATAGCCTTTTGAGCCTTTACAGGCAACGCGTTGAACATTTCTTCAAGACGGACACTGCCACCCTTGAAAATGCTCTGATACATGATTCCACGCAAATCATTCTTGGCTTCGGCGGTCAGGTTACCCTTGCTGTCAAATGCGCTGCTGTATTGGGTCGGTGTGATGTAGCCTTTCTGCATCATCCATTTCAATACATTTGTACCGTTGGCATCCACGAGTCCTGCAAATGAAGTCTCCTCATCGCTCGAAGCAAGCAATAGGTTGGCGAACGAACGCATATCATTGCCCATCTTCTGCATGATGTTCTTGGGCTTTATACGTTCTATACCTCCGCTTTCTGTGTCCTGTGCGACAAACTGACCGAGATTGATAGCCTCGGTATCGTCCACTTCAAGCATATTAACGAGGACAGGACGTTCCACAGAATCAATATCCTCGGCACGCAATCCAAATTCGTCTGCGTGGTCTTTCAGATACTGCTTGTACTGCTCTGCCTGGTCTTTGTGACCATACCACATCTGACGGAGTGCGTCACTTCGGTTGTTGCCCTGTATGACTTCCCCTCGTGCATTTATGGTAGGTGCGCCTGTATATGCAGTGACAGAAGATGTGATTTCTTCAGGACGAATGTTTCCGGCAATCTTTCGGGCAGACAATACGCTTGCTTCATCATTACGCTCCTTTGGCTGTGCCTCATCAATGAAGTGAAGCGGATTTCGCACACCTTGAACGTGACTCGGTTGCAACAAGTTTGCATCAATCACGGATATACGACCGCCTACAATAGCATCATCACTGAATTTTACGGATACCTCCTTTCCCATCAATGCCTGTACAGGCTCTTGTCTGTCTATCTTATGACCGTTCATGCGTCTGTAACCTCTTGCCCGTGCATCCTGCGGCTTGTCGTCCACCATGTCCGGCACTCCGTTTAGGGCTTCACGCTCGATGCGTTCTACCTCCTCACGTTCGGCACGCAACTTTTCTTCTTCCGCCTTTCTCAATGCGGCTGCTTCATCGGCAATGCGTCTGCGTTCAGCATCCGCTTCCATTTTTCTGCGATTGGCGGTACCGGCTATCTTCTGCCAAACGAGCAATTCCTGTTTGGCCGCATCAATCGCCGCCTTGCGTTCTTTCTCGGAAGCAATTTTTTCGGCAATAGAATTACCGCCTTTCGATTTGGCTTTCTCCTGTTTCTTCAAGGCTTCTTCCTTGTCGGCAACCATTCCATCGGCTACAGTCTGTGCCATAGCCTCATCACCCTCGGTCTGTTCCACAATGGCATCCCAAGCTGTGTCGCTGTCGGCCTGCTCATATAATGGATTTCCCTGCTCATCCTTTGGTATTCTCTGCATTGCAGGAATATTTTGATGGGCATTGTTATCATTTTCGGGAATATTTTCCGCACCATTGTTGCTCTCATTTTCGGCAGGATGTTCAAATGTCACTCCGTTATGCTCCAACAGCATATTGTCAAGTTCATCACGAGTGAACAGGTTCACACGCTTGCCGTTGATAGGAGCTTCGGTAAATACCTCATACTTGCCGTCCGCATCGGCATCTGCTGTGATATTGCCACGGACGGTAACACCGTTCTCATCGGTAAGCGAAACAATGTCATTGAGGGCGTATTGTGGTCTTTCAGCCTCTTGCATTTCCTGTTTCCGTTCGGTATTCTCAATGGTTCTCTGCTGCTCGAACTGCGCCACACGTGCCAAATTTGCCGCATCAGCCTGTTGCTGTATGGTTTCTTTTGCCAACGGGAAGATATTCACGCCGTCACTCACGTTAACTGTGCCGTCCCCATTATCCACAATACCGTCTTCGTTGGCTACAATCTGAACCTGTATCTGTGCGTCATCTCCTGTAATGGTGTATGTATCGCCGGGGTTGAATGTAACCACACCGTCAATCTTGTCGGATGCTTCTTGTGCGAACTGTTGAATGATAGCCTCCTCCGCTGTCATTTTCTCATCGGATGGGTTCAACGGTTCATCAATGTTCAATACGGCATCGGGCGACACCTGTTCGAGTGCGCCTGTTTCCGCATCACGGACAATGATGCTACCGTCCGAAGCCTGATTGTCAATGCTGCTGCCGTCTGCATATGGCACAAGGTTTCCACTCACGACATACACGCGGCGGTCGTCCTGTTTCATCGTTGCCCCCTGTATCATGCCATTGGTGCGGTTGGTACGTGCATCGACCATTGCATTGCTTTGCTCCACACGTGCATCTATGTCATCACGCACACGTTGAATCATACCGTCATATACCTGCTTGGCATTTAGGTAGTCCAATATGATGTCTGCACGCTCATGTCCTTGTTCGTTGCCGCTGCTCGATGCGTTCCGTGCCTCGTTCAGCCAGTCCACAGCATCATTCACAAGGGCTTCATCGTTCACTCCCAGCTCGCGTTTCATCCTCTCCCTCTGGTACTCGTACATATTCTTGGCATCGGTCATTTCCTGTGGGTCTGCGATATTGTAACCATCAATGTAGCTTTCATCCATTGACTGCACATCCTCGTCCTGTTCGCCGCCCCGTTTCTGTACGAGAGTACCGAGGTTAAAGCCCCTCATCATCAACGAACGCTCCATGTAGGTAAGGATTGCGGCTCTCTCATCGTCAGAGAAATTCTTGTCGTTTACAATTCCATCTGCCACGCTGCCAATGTCATCATTGGTCGTAAGGTCGATAGTCGTCCTTAACGGTTCCCATATTTCTTTGCCAAGCAATTCTGTTGCACGGGCATCAGCCTTGTTTACTCCGTGCTTCATTGAAGCATACTGCGCTCCTGACAATGTAGCCTTACCTGCGCCCATCAATCCCATAGAAAGAGCCATGCCGCCCCAAATGTCGCCGTGGAATTGTCCTGTTGCAAGCAAGTTGGTGCGTGTGCCATCCGGGTTATGCTGGTACGCATCGTCCAGATTGAGCATGGTGCGCCACAATTGCCCATAGTATTCTTCCGTTACCTCTCCAAAATAGTCACTCACACCCATTTTGTTGAATAACTGATGTGTCTGTCCCATGATACCGTTCAACGCACCTGCATCAGCCTTTGAAAGCACTGCACCGATACGCTTTGCACCCACCACATTGGCGAGCTTACTCATATTTCCAAGAGTAACTACAGGGTCAAGGTGCGAACCGAACATTTCCGAATAATTTTCAACGATGGCATTGGCTTCTCCTTGCCAAATGGCATTTCCCCAAGTCTTGTCGTTGGAAAAATCATAGTTTCCGTTCTCATCGACAACCACATCACCGAGTTTTCTGTCAATAATGTCGGCTGTGGTTTTCCCTGCCTGTACCGTATTGGTCATAAGCGGAGCACGGAGAAGCAGGTCATCAGCGGTCGTACCGAGAGCCTTAATGGTCCAATTGGTTGCATATTGTCCCAAACCTTTCACGCCGTTGTTTTTCAGGTATGTCTTGAAGCCCTGTTCCGCCAGTTTCTCTACTACTTCTTTGCCCACCACCTTTGTGGCAGCTTTCGTTCCGGCTTTGGAAAGAACATTGATACCGTTGAATCCACCTCCTGTAATACCAAAGTCAAGCATGAATGCAGGCATATGGCCGGTCATCATACCGGCTCTGTTCCAAAAGCCAGCGTTCCCACCATACATCTGCTCCGCCTGTCCTTTGTTGTAGAGTGCGCCCATCATTTCATTGTAGGCTTCACGCTCTCCATCCGTGGCATTCTCACCTTTCAGGTCATCGGCGTTCATCATCGTCAAAGCGTCACGCATATCGCTCATGCCGAAATCCCAAGTGCGGAAATCGCCTGCCACACGACCGAAACCACGCCAAAAGCCTACATCTACACCTTGTTCACGGTCTTTCTGTTCTTCAAGGTCTTTGATAAGTTCCTCTGTTTGACGAATGGCGACATCCAAGGTACTGTTTTCCCTGTCGCTCATCTGACGAGGAACATAGGTATCTGCTGCAAGCAAGAATCCAAGAGGAGCTGTATTCTTTTTTGTATCTTCTTCCCATTGTTCATGCACTCTATTGGCACTTGCATCTCGTTTTTCTTGCAGTTCTGCAAGTTTCAGCCTTGCACGGCGTAGTTGTCCGCTTACAGACATATCAGCCGCCTGTCGGTATCTGAAACTCTCCATGTCTGCAAGTCCCTTACTGGTGTATCTGTTGCCAAGAGGGGTAATGTAGGTTTTCTCCAACTTTCCGCTCTCTGGGTTGAACTGTATTTTCCCTTCTGCGGTCTGTCCTCCACCCAATGGTGCATTTTCTTGGTACTCACGCATGGTCTCCATTTGTTCGCTGAAACCGTCCAACATTTGCTCCGTGCGGCGTTTCATTTGCCCCATATTTGCACTGAAGCGTATTTTGTCCTGTTCCGTCAGCGGCTTTTCTTTTGCTGTAGAGATTACAGGAGTTTCGGGTGTAGAGTCCGGGGCAGTCTGTTCAGGCTGTTGCTGTTCCGACATGAAAGTCTTGTAGTCTGCCGACTTTACACGATATTTCTTTCCCTCACGCTCCATGATTGTAGAAGCATCGGGAAAATCTTTCATAAAACTGTCAATGTGTTCATCACGCACATTGTATTTCTTTCCGTTGTATTCAAATATTGGCATAGTTATTTGTTTTTACCGGGTGTATAATCAATCACATCGTCATCGCCGCCACCGGGAACATAGTCCACAACCTCATTATTCAGTTCTGAGGTCATGGCGGCAGGGTCAAGTTTGGAGAGAGAAAGCATGATTGCAGAGGCTTTCGGCGATTTGTGCCAATTCTGTTTCACAAAATCGTCTTTATCTCTTGCCGACATCTTGTTGATTTTATTCTTGTACCTTGTATCGCTCAGGTCTCCTTTTTCCACTCCATCCGTTATCATCGCATCAAACACTTGCTGCATCGACCTTTCCAAACATTCTCGTAAATGGCTACTTGGTTTCCGTCACCGTCAGAAAAACCGAGTTGTTTGCCACGGACACCACGTGCGGCTGTCGCTCTCGCTTTATCACGCTCTACAGCCACATTGTCATTATGCCTCTTTACTTGGAAATTGTAGGAACGGTCAGCTTGACGTTTGTTTTCGTCAAATGTCGTTTGCCAACGCTTATCGGCTTCTTTATCTCGACCTTTCTTGTATTCTTGTTCTGCATCATATCGGTCATCGGCGATTTTCTCCCGCTCGTTACGATGCTGAATGCTCTCATTGTATCGGTCATCATTCTTTTGGTCAAGACCGAGTTGCCTTTGCCAAGAACGTTCACGGTGTGCTTCTTCTGCATCCGCCTGTTTCGCCCTAATCAAGCCATTGAAATATGCGTTGTTCTTTTCCTCTCGGTCTTTCATCAACTTGTCATATCGGATTTTTGTACGCTCCGACATGGTGTTCTTGCCTGTGTACATGTTCGGTGCGCCCTGTGTCGTAAAAAAGAGATTGGAGAGAGCCATAACGCCATCCCCAATTGCAGCAAAGATTTCATTTCTTCGCTGTTTCTTCTTTTCTTTTTCAATTTCCTCCGCTGTTGGTGGGGTATAAGGGTTAAGTTGCCGGAACAATGCTTCATAGCCACCTCCACCTGCCGGAGTTCCTCCGTCTGTCGGCGGTGTGCCATTCTGCTTTGCCGGAGCCGGTGGTGCAGTCGGGGGAGAGGAAGCCGGTGCATTATTCTCTGAATGTTGTTCCGTCCATTCCTTTGTGCCTTTTGGTGCATATCCTCCGTTACCTGAAGAAGTGCCACCCAATATCTCGTCTAATGTTGCCATAGTCGTAGAATTTAGAAAGGCATGGATGAAGCGGCATTGGCGACACCTTGCACAGCCTGACCGATTGCCTGTGCTTTCCCTTGTTCAAGTTGGTTAAGCTGCTCCACGAAAGCATTGTCGTTCGCCATGTAGGTAGCCTCTATGTTGTCTTTCCGTGCCTCTGCATTGGCTGCAATCTGCGATGTCGCATCGGCGAGTGCCTGGTTGTTTGCCGCTTTTGCAGCCGCCACACTCTCATCCGTGCCGCCCATCACAGCCGCCGAACCTGCCGCCTGTTTGTTTCGCTGTTTGATACTCTCTTCGGTCTGTGTCAGAATACGCTGTGCATCGGCACGCTGGGTAGCGTCCTCATTATAGCGTCTGTCATACCAGTCTTGGTTTTTCTGCCGCTGCGCCTCTACATTCTTCTTTGCCCTTTTCATTGCCTTTGATGCAGAGATACCGCCGAAGATACTGCCCGCTGCACCTATTGCACTTCCAATAAGTCCCATATGTATGTGAATTGTTAATAGTTATACTTCTAATGCAAAACTAACCACATACCTTTGAGCCATTGTTTTATCCTTTTACGGTCGGATATACGGCAAGTATGTAAGGATTCATAAAATCACTACTTCAAACTATTTTAGTATGGCAAGACAGAAGAATGACGGTCGAGGACGGCTTGGTGGAAGACAGAAAGGCACACCCAATAAATCCACATCATCTTTGCGTGAGATAATTTCAGAACATTGGCAGCACTATCAAGATAGCGGACAATTCAAGAAAGACCTTGATGCGCTCGACCCACAAACGCGTGCAGTGGTTATGGAGCGGTATGCACAGTACATAGCACCAAAAATGAAATCGGTAGATATGGAGGTTACGGCAAAGGTTACGCATACCATTGAGGACAAGTTACTTGAACTCAGTGAAGAACCTGACGAGGATGATTAACAACCCCTCATGATGGGTAAATACATACAGTTTGTTTGTAACGGTGTTCATTGCTGACACCGCTATTTTTATTGTACATTTATTGCTATTTCTTCCGAAGAAATAAGGATTAATGTACATTTAAGTGATATAAATGTACAAGAATGGGCATTTCTTCTGAGGAAATCCGAAGAAATAGGGTATAACTGTACATTTATGCTTATTTCCTCCGCAAAAATGCCCATTTCTTCGGAAAACACACGAAAATAGGGTAAAAACACCCCAAAAATGCCCTATTTTAGCACTTTATTTCTTCTGAAGAAATGGGGTATAATTGTACATTTATTGCTATTTCTTCCGAAGAAAAGAGCATTTCTTCTGAATAAATCCGAAGAAAAGGGTCATAATTGCACATTTATCGCCATTTCTTCGGAAACCTTTTCTTTTATTACGTATATACTATGTATATACTCCATAAAAGAATATATCTACTACTACATCAACTGCGCGCATACGCGCGTGAGAGAAAAAGATTTTTTGATTTTTTGTAAGGTAGGTAGAAGTCTAAAGAGAAAAAGAAAAAGTTGCGCCAAAAAGAAAAAGAGAAAGCCCACAAAGAGAAAACTTCCTTGCAGGCTTATCATATTGCCGGTATCAGCAAAAAGTTCAGAAACCTTTCCCTTTCTGTCGCTGATAGACCACAGTCTGGTCTTTGTCGAGATTGACGATTTTGAACATCACCATTGAGCGGTTCGGAATATCGTTGGGCAGCATAGTTACGAGCCGGGCAATCACCTCGTCCACATTATTGAAGCCAACATCCGTCAGTTCTGCCACCTTATGCCCGTTGTGGTATGCAGCCGCATTCACCATGTAGCGATACGACAACCGGAAATGCACTTCTTCCTGTTTCTGCTCACGCACGGAAGCCTTGCCGGAGAAGAATATGAAATCAATCACTTTCTCGTTCAGTTCCCAAGCAGGGGAGAAGTCAATCTTGATATACCCCCGTGTCACCTTGTGACCGTTGCTGTGGTTCATCCCGAACGCCACTTCGTCAATCGTTGCCCCACAATCATTCTGAGCCACCGTACCCCATGTATGCCGGAACGTATAGACCGAGTACCATTCGTCCTTGGGCATACCCATTGCCTTGCACAGCTGCTTGATTCCACTGTTGGCATTGGCACAGAAGCTGTCGGATGTACTCATGCGCTGATAGAAATTGAACAGCCGTTCATCGTCCGTTGCAATATTCATGTATTTCTCGAATAGCGGTTGTATGATTGCCGGTACCCTCATTTCCATGTATGCACCGTCCGCACGGAACTTTTTCGTCTTGGCACGTTGGTAATGGATGATTCCGTTCTCGTAGTCCTGCTTCTTCAGTTCAAACAGGTCAACGGTGTTGATTCCTGCAAGGCAAAGCACCATCATAGCCACATCACGTCCGAATTCCGTCAGCGGAAGTTTCAGTTTGCTGTCGGGAATGGGGAACGAGAAGAACTCCCGGCACGCTTCTGGGGTGATGGCAAGTTTTTCCGTCCTGTCCGCAGACGGTATCTCCACTTTTACCCAAGGGTTCGTTTTTATTCTGATGATGCCGTTGTCATAGTCGTTGTATTCCAAAATGGCAGCTTTGAACACCTGACGCATACAGATTGGGTACATTTCTTTTGCCCTGTGGGTCTGTTCAAGAGATTTTATCCACCTATTCACCGTTGCTGAGGTGAGTTGGGAGAACATGACCTTGTCAGTACCCGTGAAACGCTCCAGATGTTGTAGGGCAAGTTTATAGTTTTTGGCATTCCTTTCCTGCCCCCGGTCAATCATCCTGTCGATATGCATCCTCGCATATTCGGAGAAGCAGATGTCGTTGTCTCCGTTTGTCAGGAACTCAACCACCTCCTTGACCGTCCAATGCTCAATGTCCTTTTTGTTGAGCCGCTCCGTGTATTCTACAATCTTCTGTGCGCAATATTGCAGGACATAGGGGTCTTTTATCTCGTTCGTTTTGGTCAGTTCCTTTTTTGAAACCATCTTGTCCGTCTTGATGAACGATGTATTACGCTTGTGAGTCACCCGTATGTACACAGGGTAGAATCCATCTGACCGTTCTGTTCTTACCACTGCTTTCAATGTTGCCATATCATGTCATTTTTATAGTTAAACTTTCTGTTTTTCCATTCCGTGTACCAATGAGCCTAATCCGTGTTCCAATAAAGTTCCGGCCGTTTATCCGCAACTCGCTGACTGTGCAGGAGAAACGTTTGTACAACATTGGTACAACACCGTTGTCAAAACTGTCCAACTATTGTACAACATTTGCGTGCGTTCTGCTCAAAAAGCGTGCAAAATGCACGCAAATTTCCTCAAAAGCAATAGGCGACAAGCCTTTATAAACAAGTACTTGCCGCCTAACTATCTGATAATTAGCTTTTATTTCGCTTGCTATTTATCGTCCTCTATGGCAGCTTGCGCCGCGGCCAGTCTGGCAATAGGCACGCGGAACGGAGAACAAGACACATAGTTCAAACCAACTTTGTGACAGAATTTCACTGATGAAGGCTCACCACCATGCTCACCGCAGATACCGCATTTCAAATCAGGACGAACTGAACGGCCTTTATCTACAGCCATTTCAATCAGCTGGCCCACACCATTTTGGTCGAGTACTTGGAACGGGTCTACTTTCAGAATCTTCTTTTCCAGATATACCGGCAAGAAAGAAGCAATATCGTCACGGGAATAACCGAAGGTCATCTGGGTCAAGTCATTGGTACCGAATGAGAAGTATTCTGCACGGCTGGCAATGCGGTTGGCTGTCAGCGCAGCACGCGGAATTTCAATCATGGTACCTACCTTGAACGGAATTTCCATACCTTCTTTTTCAAATAATGCTGCTGCTGCATCACGGATCACCTTTTCCTGAGCTTCGAATTCATACAGGATACCGGTCAAGGGAACCATAATTTCGGGATGCGGATCATATCCTTCTTTCTTCAGTTCAATTGCAGCACCTAGAATCGCTTGAGTCTGCATCTCTGTGATTTCGGGATAGGTGTTACCCAAACGACAGCCGCGGTGACCTAACATCGGATTGTGTTCACACAGCTTTCCACACGTTTTTTGATTTCCTGTACGGTTACGCCCATTGCCTTAGCCATTTCTTCCTGACCTTTTGCATCATGGGGAACGAACTCATGCAAAGGAGGATCGAGCAGACGAACATTTACCGGACATCCGTCCATAGCCTTGAAGATACCTTTGAAGTCGGCTTTTTGGAAGGGGAGCAATTTAGCCAATGCTTTTCTACGTCCTTCTACATCCGGTGACAGGATCATCTCACGCATAGCGACAATCTTTTCAGCATCAAAGAACATGTGTTCCGTACGGCAAAGACCGATACCTGAAGCACCAAAAGCGCGGGCCACTTCCGCATCATGCGGAGTATCAGCGTTAGTGCGGACATTCAGCTTGGTGTATTTGTTGCAAAGATCCATCAATGCAGCGAAATCGCCTGAAACTTCGGCTGCTTTGGTTTCCACTTTACCTTTATATACTTCACCGGTAGTACCGTTCAGAGAGATGAAGTCACCTTCTTTTAAAGTAATACCTTCAATTTCTACGGTACGTGTCTTATAATCTACATTGATAGCACCAGCACCCGATACGCAGCACTTACCCATACCACGGGCCACAACCGCAGCGTGAGATGTCATACCGCCACGTGCAGTCAGGATACCTTCGGCAACGGCCATACCTGCCAAGTCTTCCGGCGAAGTTTCGATACGTACCATGACCACCTTTTTGCCATCGGCAGCCCATTTAGCAGCATCATCGGCGAAGAACACAATCTGACCGGTAGCGGCACCCGGAGAAGCGGGCAAACCACGAGTCAAAACTTTCGCTTCTTTCAACGCTTTCTTGTCGAACACAGGGTGAAGCAGTTCGTCTAATTTATTAGGTTCGCAACGCTCCAATGCTGTTTTTTCATCAATCATTCCCTGGCGCAACAAGTCCATGGCGATTTTTACCATAGCAGCTCCGGTACGTTTACCGTTACGGGTCTGCAAGAACCATAATTTACCTTCCTGTACGGTAAATTCCATATCCTGCATGTCGCGATAGTGGTTTTCCAGTTTGGTTTGCAGGGCATCCAGTTCTTTGTAGATTTCCGGCATAGCTTCTTCCATAGAGGGATATTTGGCTACGCGTTCTTCTTCAGAAATACCTGCACGTTCTGCCCAACGCTGAGAACCGATTTTTGTGATTTGTTGCGGAGTACGGATACCGGCTACAACATCTTCACCTTGTGCGTTGATCAAATATTCGCCATTAAACAAATCCTCACCGTTACCTGCGTCACGAGAGAAGCAAACACCAGTAGCCGAAGTATCACCCATGTTACCGAATACCATGGCTTGTACGCTTACAGCAGTACCCCATTCGGCAGGAATACCTTCCATTTTGCGGTAAAGAATGGCGCGTTCGTTCATCCAACTGCGGAATACAGCACAAATGGCACCCCAAAGTTGTTCGTATGCACAGGTCGGAAAATCTTGTCCGGTTTGTTCTTTTACAGCAACTTTAAAGCGTTTAACCAGTTCTTTAAGGTCTTCCACTTCCAATTCGTTGTCGAGCTTCACACCTTTTTCTTCCTTTACTTTTTCGATAATTTCCTCGAAAGGATCGATGTCTTCCTTGTTCACCGGTTTCATACCCAATACCACGTCACCATACATTTGTACGAAACGACGGTAAGAATCCCATGCGAAACGGGGGCGTCCGGTCTTGCGGCTTAAGCCTTCCACCACTTCGTCATTTAAACCTAAATTAAGGATGGTATCCATCATACCCGGCATAGAAGCGCGGGCACCCGAACGTACAGAAACCAGTAACGGGTTCTCTACATCTCCAAACTTGGAATTCATCAGATTTTCGATGTTGGCGATAGCTTTCTCAACATCCGCTTTCAGTAGTTCTACTACTTTATCTTTACCTAACTCATAATATTCGCTACAAACTTCTGTGGTGATTGTAAATCCCGGAGGTACGGGAACACCGATTAGATTCATTTCAGCCAGGTTAGCGCCTTTTCCACCAAGCAGATTTCTCATGTCTGCTTTTCCTTCAGCTTGTCCATTACCAAAGGTGTAAACTCTTTTTTTATCCATAATAAATGTATTTAAAGTTAACTCGCTCAAAAAATGTAATCGCAAAACTATACATATTTTAGTTATCTCCAAACCTTTTACTGAAAAAAAATAGTGGAAATTGCAATTTCTACTTTGCAATTTTAATATCTTACGATTTATGAGGCAATATTCAGGGAAAATGCTTAAATTTGTCCCCAAATTAACTTATTCAGAAAAGTGGCTAGAAAGAAGAAAGAACTTCCATTATTAGAGAAGATAACCATAACAGATGTAGCTGCCGAAGGAAAAGCTTTGGCGAAAGTGAATGACCTGGTAGTATTTGTGCCTTATGTAGTGCCCGGTGATGTGGTGGATTTACAAGTGAAGCGTAAGAAAAATCATTATGCAGAAGCTGTGGCTGTGAAATTCCATGAGTATTCTCCTGTGCGTGCAGTACCCTTCTGCCAGCATTATGGTATATGTGGTGGTTGTAAGTGGCAGTGTCTGCCATATACAGAACAAATAAAGTATAAGCAAAAGCAGGTGACGGATAATCTGACCCGTATCGGCAAGATCGAATTGCCGGAAATTTCACCTATCATAGGGTCGGAAAAAACGGAGTTTTACCGTAATAAGTTGGAATTTACGTTTTCTAACAAACGTTGGCTGACAGAGGAAGAGGTAAAGGAAGATGTGAAGTACGATCAGATGAACGCCGTAGGTTTCCACATTCCCGGTGCATTTGACAAGGTACTGGCTATAGAAAAGTGCTGGTTACAGGATGATATCAGCAACCAGATACGCAATGCGATTCGTGACTATGCATACGAACACAATTATTCTTTCTTTAATCTGCGTTCTCAAGAAGGAATGCTTCGCAACTTGATGATCCGTACTTCGAGTACGGGTGAGCTTATGGTGTTGCTGCAATGCAAGATTGTGGAAGAGAGCGAAATGGATCTGATGAAGCAACTGCTGGCTTTCGTGGCAGAACGTTTTCCGCAGATTACTTCCTTATTATATGTAGTCAATAACAAATGCAATGATACCATTAACGATCTGGAGGTAATGGTGTTCAAAGGCAACGATCATATTTTCGAGGAAATGGAGGGGTTGCGCTTCAAGATAGGAGCAAAATCATTTTATCAGACTAATTCCGGACAGGCGTATAATCTTTATAAGGTGGCCCGTAATTTTGCCGGATTGACCGGTAAAGAATTGGTGTATGATCTTTATACAGGGACTGGAACCATAGCCAACTTTGTTTCACGCCAGGCAAAGAAAGTGATTGGTATCGAATATGTGCCTGAAGCAATAGAAGATGCTAAAGTGAATTCGGCAATTAATGGCATTGACAATACCTTATTTTATGCCGGTGACATGAAGGATATCCTCACTCAGGAGTTTATCAACCAACATGGTCGTCCTGATGTTATTATCACTGATCCTCCGCGTGCCGGAATGCACGATGATGTGATTAATACAATTCTTTTTGCTGAACCTCAGCGGATTGTGTATGTTAGCTGTAATCCTGCCACCCAGGCACGTGATTTGTCTTTGTTAGATGCCAAATACAAGGTGATGGCCGTGCAACCCGTAGATATGTTCCCTCATACGCATCATGTGGAAAATGTGGTGTTGCTGGAAAAAAGAGGATAATCCGGATAGTTCAATTATAAATTGTTTAAACAGTAAATAGAATTATGTCAAGAGGTAAGAATAGTGATTCCGGCAGGCCAAAGGCGAGAAGTGTTGCCCGATATACTATATATAATGTGACGGAGCCCGCTGAGCTGATGGATTTTCTGATGCGGAAAATGGCGGGAATCAGTCGTAGCAAGGTAAAGGCGTTGCTTGCCAACCGCGTGATTTTGGTAGATAATGTGATTACTACCCAATATAATTTCGCATTGAAACCAGGTATGAAAGTGCAGATATCCAAGGTGAAGAATAATCGTGAGTTTAAACATCCGATGCTGAAACTGGTATACGAGGATGCTTATATCTTGGTGGTGGAAAAGAAGGAGGGACTGCTTTCTGTCAGCACAGAACATCAGAAGGAGCGTACTGCACAACATATTTTGAATGAGTATGTAAAACGTTCACATCGTTTCAACCGCGTATTTGTAGTACATCGTCTGGACCGTGAAACTTCGGGGTTGATGATGTATGCCAAAGATGAAAAAACCCAGAATACTTTACGTGATAATTGGCATGATATTGTGACGGACCGCCGTTATGTGTCTATCGTTTCTGGTGATATGGAGAAAGATTACGGTACTGTAGAGTCTTGGTTGACCGACCGGAAATTGTATGTCTATTCCAGTCCTGTAGATAATGGGGAAGGTAAGTTTGCGGTCACTCATTATAAAACAATAAAGCGGGCCAATGGATATTCATTGGTGGAGTTGGATTTGGAAACAGGACGTAAGAATCAGATTCGTGTGCATATGTTGGATTTAGGTCACCCTGTTGTTGGTGACCGGCGCTATGGCAGTGAGTGTGATCCTTTAGGACGATTGGCGTTACATGCCTTCAAGTTATGTTTCTATCATCCGGTAACAAAAGAGTTGATGGAGTTTGAAACTCCTTATCCTACGGCATTTAAAGGATTAATGCAGAAAAAATAGAAAGTTTCTTCTGTTAAAATTAAATATAAGGCTTCTTTGCTTTTATTTTGGGCAGAGATTAAGAATAAAAAAGCAATATCCATCCACTTACCAAACTGTAGACGGATGGATATTGTTGTTTTAGAGATTTGGCAGTTTCATTATTAAATTGCCTTTCTTAATGCAAGAATGGTCATGTAGCCCGATTTCCCAATGTTGTATTGATGAATAAAAAGGCTGAAATTCAAGATAAATTTGATTCAGCCTCTTTATTATTGTATCGGCGAAGTGATATTGAATAAAAGAGTTTTTTCAATAGATGTGATCATATAAAATCCCTATCACAGAGTAGGAAGATTGATTTATTTGTAAAAATATGGGGAGTGTTGCCTGATTGTGTTTTATACTATGCCAAGAAGTATGTTTATGCACGTATGTCTACATGAAGCTACGCATATGTATGTACGGGTTTGTGCGTATGTATGTGAGTGTGAATCATATAAATCCCCCAAATATAAGGACGTTTTTAAAAAAGATCAAGAGCTTTTCAAATAACAACAGGAACTTTTTGGAAAAGATAACGAGCTTTTTTAAAAACGTTTTGATCTTTTTTATCGATATCGGAACTCTGTAAACTGCTATTTCGTGGAAGTACATCTCTTTCATATGCATTTTTGAAATGAAAAAGTCTGAAAGTACCCTGCTTTATATCAAACAGGAATACTTTATAAAAAAGAATATATAGTTGACAGCAAGCGTATTATGCGAAAATCTGCTTTAAAATATAGTGAGGGTATGAGGGCATAAGTGAGAGCAAATATTTTTACTATAATCATGTAAGATGTTTATAATTAGATTGTTATATGTAAAATGAGAGCATGAGGGCATAAGCATTCCAGAATAATAATGGCTCAGCGGAAATTTCTGGTTGGTAAGTTTTAAAATTAGCTATCTTTGCTTACCTTTGTTTTATGAAACCCGAACGACTCCTTCGTGCCATCCTTCCGGATGTGCTTATAGACAACTTTGATATTGTCAATTTCGACAAGAGTGCTGACCGTTTTGATATTTATCTTGATGAAAAAAAAGTTCAGCTAAAAGAAGATAAGACCAACCCGGATATCATATCCTATGGTTT